GGAGCAACGTCCATGAGCCCCAGCAGTGGAAAGCAGATTTTCGCCTACACGCCAGCGACGCCACCAAGCGGCTATGTTGGATACGTGCAGCTTTTCAACAGCGGCCACGGCGGTTTTCGCTTGGTCGTGCGCCAACATCGCGGCGACGGCCAGAGCGCCGAATGCCCGCTCCCGCAAGATCAAGCGTTTGCGCTTGCTCTTGCGATCCTTGCTGCCTCGCCTGCATTGGAGCCGACATGAACCCCTGTTTCTGCGTTGGCCCTGCGCCCGGCGAGACGCTGTGCCCCTGTCAAAAGCGCGCCCGCGCAAACGAAGATGCCGTAACATTTGCGCCATCTTGCCACCGTGAGCCTATGACGTCGGTGCAATCCGGCTGGGCCTGCCCGAAGTGCGGGAACGTCTATGCCCCGCGCGTGAGCGAGTGCCGCAAATGCAACAAGACGGGCGGCTTGCGCGAGAGGATTGGTCCATGAGCGACCTCACCTCACTCAGAGAACGCATTGGAAAAGCGACGGGGGCTGACCGGGAATTGGATGCGCTGATCATCTGCGCGTTGCGATTGCCGATCTCCCATGAATCTTACGCGAACAATTGGGCTGGTCCGTGGAAGGTCGGGCGCAATGACTACGGAGATGTCCGCGTCGAATGGTGGCGGGACATCGATGATGGCGACGGCCCCGAATTCTACACGCAAGCGTTCCCAGCCTACACCTCCTCTCTCGACGCAGCCCTCGGGCTGGTAGAGGCGACGCTGCCGGGCGCCGAATGGGAGATGACGAATCTCTACGGGATTTGTCGCGCGCGCATCGAACTCAATCGCAGCGACGCTCAGTGGTCTGACGGCGAGGGCGCGACCCCCGCGCTCGCCCTTCTCGCCGCCCTTCTCGCCGCCCTTTCGGAGGTTCGTCCATGAGCGAAGAAGAACGAGCGGGGGAAGTGGCGCGGGTCGTTTGTGGGCTGCGTACGCCTGACCGTGTGATTGAGGCGCAAAAGGTTGCTGCCGCTTTGCCGGAAGGTGCGCGCTGGGCAGTGCTTCACGCATCGCAAGGCTCTGCGTTCGTGAGCAGCATTGTGGCGGAAGACCTAGCTAGCGGGCTCGCTTGGGGCGTTATCGAGAAGACGCCGGGCGGCCGGAAGTTTCGCCTTACCGATTTGGGAAAGGCTGTCGCCGCCCTTTCGGACCCCCGTCCATGACAGAAAAATCAAAAGCCCCGCATCGCGTGCAGCTTTCCCGCGCGAAGGGTTGGCGCATGCCGCCTAACACCGTGAAGGTGGATCGCGCGACTGCCTTCGGCAATCCCTTTCGCGCGGGGGACGAAGTGCCCCCTAACACGTTCTGGCGAGACGGACGCTATTTTACCGTCAGTTCCGCGCAGGAGGCATGCATACTTTTTCGGCATTGGGTAACGGGGTCTTGCCCGCAAGGCTACACACGCGCGCGGTACCCCCTGATCATTCAGCGACGTTTGCCTGAACTTCGAGGCAAGAACCTTGCCTGCTGGTGCGCTCTCGATGCGCCCTGCCACGCCGACGTTCTCCTCGAACTCGCCAACGCCGCGAACCCCTGATGCGCGTGACCTAACCCAGCACGGTTGCGAACGCCCGTATAGTAGCGGGATGGCCCGGAAGAAGTCAGCCTCCCCCGTTGCCCGCGCCAAGGGCGCCGACGCCCGCCCAGCGTCGGCGCCCGCCTCTCTCCCAGACCAAGGGACCGAACAGGCCGCCCTAATGTCCGAGATCGTGGCGCGTGCTGACGCCATGGAGACGAACAAGAAGGCTCGCCAGGCTAAGAAGGCGGCGACCAAAGGCAAGAAGACCAAGGCCGCTCCCTACAGAACCGGCGGCAAGAACGGGACAGAGCGAACGGCGCAACTCGATCCGAGAACCCGCGCCCCCCTTCCCCCGCCAGACATGGACCCAACACCGGCCCCGCCTATTACCAAGATGGGCAGGCCCTCCGACTACGACCCCGCCATGTGCGAGCGGATGATCGAGTTCGGGCGTCAGGGGTATGCTGTCGTCGAGATCGCGGTCGGCCTCGGCATCGGTAAACGCACCCTTTACCAATGGGTGAACGACGAGACCAAACCAGAGTTCGCGCACGCCTTTCTTCTGGCCAAGGATGAGGCCGAGGCTTTTCACGCCCGCATCTATCGCGTCGGACTGCAATCGCCATCGTCCGTCTTCAACGCCATGGGCTATGCGAAGTATATGGGCACCGTCTTTGCTGACTGGCGCGACGTGACCCGTACCGAGATCACCGGCAAGGACGGCGGCGCCATCGAGGTCAAGAGTCTGCCGCCAAAGGAATTGGCCAAGCGCATGGCCTTCCTTCTCCACAAGGCGGAGGCGGACCAGCAACGATCTGTTCACTGATCGCGGCTTCTGATCGCGCATGTCCCTGCTCGACGAACTCCTAGAGAAGATCGACGCCCTCCCCGCCAAGGATCGCGCCAACCTCGAAGCCATGGTGCGGGACGCTACAAGCGACATGCCATGGACCCCGAACCCCGGCCCGCAGACCTTGGCCTATTTCAGCGAGGCGGATGAACTGTTCTATGGCGGCGGCGCGGGCGGCGGGAAGACCGATCTGCTCTGCGGCCTGGCGCTCACCGCGCATCGCAAGTCGCTCATCATGCGCCGAGAAGGCACCGACCTTGGCGCTATCGAGCTACGCCTCGAAGAGATCATCGGCAACCGGGACGGCTACAACTCGCAGAAGCGCGTCTGGCGGCGCGGCGAGCAATACATCGAACTGAACTCCTGCCCTCACGAAAAGGACAAGACCGCCTTTCAGGGCCACCCCGACGACCTCAAGGGCTTCGACGAAATCTGCCAGTTCACGGAGAGCCAATACACCTACATCATCGGCTGGCGCCGGACGGCGACCGAAGGGCAGCGGACCCGGATCGTATGCACCGGCAACCCGCCATCGACGCCTGAAGGCTATTGGGTCAAGCAGCGCTGGGGCGCGTGGCTCGATCCGACGCATCCGAACCCGGCGGCCTATGGCGAACTGCGCTGGTACACGACCATCAACGGCGTGGATACCGAGGTCTCTCAGGACTGGCGCGGCGTGGATGAGCACGGCAAGGAGATCAAGCCGACCTCGCGCACGTTCATCTTGGCCCTGCTCTCTGACAACCCTTACGTCACCCCGGAGTACCGGGCCGCCGTGCAGGCCATGCCGGAACCGCTGCGGTCGCAGCTTCTCTATGGCGACTTCAATGTCGCCGAGCGCGACGGCTTTAACCAAGTCATCCCGACCGCATGGATACGGGCGGCGCAAGCCCGCTGGAAACCGGAGGGCCGCACGGCCCACAAGATGACGTGCATCGGCGTGGACGTGGCCCAAGGCGGCGCGGATGAGACCGTTCTCGCCCGTCGTCACGGCGACTGGATCGACGAACTCATCGTGAAGGACGGCGCCGAGACGCCGGACGGCAACACGGCGGCGGGGATCGTCGTCACCTATCTGCGCGACCAGGCCATCGTCGCGCCGGACATGGGCGGCGGCTACGGCGGCGCGCTCGCCATGCGCCTTGGGGATGTCAACGTCAGGGTCAACCCCATGATCCCGGCGGGCAAGGCGACGGCGGTTACGCAAGATGGACGGCTGAAGTTCAAGAACCTCCGGGCGCAATGGTGGTGGCGGGTCCGTGAGCTATTAGACCCGGCCAGCAAGCGCGAGATCGCCCTTCCCCGCGACGAGCGGCTTGTCTCGGACCTCGCCGCCCCCACATGGACGCTGACCTCTTCGGGCATTCAGATCGAAGAGAAGGACAACCTCCGCAAGCGGCTGGGCCGTTCGCCAGACCGAGGCGACGCCGTGGTGCTCGCCCTCAACTGCGACGCCGGGCCTATTTCTATCGCCGAGGCGGTCTACCAGGACATGCTTCACCGCAGCCAGAACACGGACTACAACCCCTTTACGGCCACCGAGTAGGCCGAGGAGCCGCGCCATGCTGATCCCCGCCATCGTTCTGGGCATCGTCCTGATCGTCAGCCTCGCCATCGGCGGCGTGTTCTCGCAGGACTAGCGCCGGGCTTGTATAGCGTGACGCATGACCTTATCATCAAGGCATGATCCGTCTCGTCCGCTACTGCGTCGCTTACATCCTATGGGCGCTCGGCGTCGCCGCTAACTGGATTGGCTGGTATGGCGCCTATCGCAAGTGCATGCTGCTGTCGGCTGACGTTCAAGGCGAAGGCGACTTCGGCCCATGGGAGGCGGCGATCCGAGAGCCGCGCGATCCATGATCCGCTGCACACGCATCGCGGGCTATTTCCCCTCCCGGCATGATGCCCCGCCCTTCCGGCTCGGCGTAAACTCGCTGCGTATCCGCGTCGGCGCCGATGCCGTTGTTTTCTGGTGGGAGCGGTGGGTGTGACGGAGCCTCGCGTCGTCAATCGTTATCGCGGCCCTGTCCCGCAAGACGCTATCAACATCATGAGAGGGACACCCTTCGGCAACCCGTTCAAGATGGGACGCGACGGCACGCGCGATGAGGTCTGCGACAAATACGAGGCATGGATCATGGCCGACGAGCAAGCCGATTTGCTCGCCTACGCGCGGCGCAAGTTGAAGGGGCGCGTGCTCATGTGTTGCTGTGCGCCTGCTCGCTGTCATGGGGACACGCTTCTTCGCCTTGCGAACGAGGATTTGTGAATATCCCGCATCCGATATGGACGGCGCCGCCGTCGCGTGCCACGCTCAACGCGGGTCTGATGGAGTAAGGGAATGGCGGTGAAACCCCCATGGCTAGACGAGGCATGCGTTATGGCGTCGGACGGCAAGCACATGCCGCAGCCATGGCGCTACGAAGAAGGCGACACTCCCGGCTTCGCCTGCCGCCACTGCCACCGCACATGGTCAATGACAGCGCCAGGCGTCTACCGCTCCACATGGGACATCCATGGCTGGACCGGGCGCACGTCAGTCCTTACATCCGAGCAGGGCGGATCGCTCAACAATCTCGGAGGACAGCCATGATTGGACGCTTCATCGCCCGCAACAAGTGGGCTTTCTCTCTCGGTGTGGTGGCCTTCGGCTTCACCTTCACGGCGGCGATCTTCACCGGGATCGACGCCTTTCCCCTCTTGACGGCCATCCCGGTGCTGATCGGCGCCGCGATTGACCATCTGGCGGCGGCAAAGCAATAAGGAGACGGAGAAAATGGTAGAGCTAACGGAAGAAGTTCTTGAGGCGATGTCGAGGGCTTACTGCGCGGTAGACTATGAGGATGCAAAGTCATCTCCATGGGACGATGACGAATTTGCGCAAGAACCAGAGTTCAGAGAAGCGCACTTCGGCCCTATGCGCGCCGCCGTCGCCGCGCTCTGCGCGGCGGGCTTCGATGTCGTGCCACGGGTAGCGAAGACATGACCCCCGCCCCCTCCTGAAGCATACCCCCTCGCCTCCCTAAACCCCACACCCCGAAGCGCGGTACCTAACACCCCCTTTCCCGTGAGGCGCTTATCATGCGCCCATGTGCCTCGGTGGAAAACCCAAAGTAACGGCGCCCGCGCCTGCGGTCATTCGACAGCCCTACCGGCAACCGAATGGCCGAGAGACCTTCGAGGTCGATGACGAGCGCAAGCGTCGTCGCGCCCTTGCGGCGGCGGCGATCTTCAATACAGGCGGCGCCTCTGGCGTCACCGCCCCGGCCAGTATCGGCACCGCCAAGCTCGGGGGAGGCTGATGGCCTTCACGAATGTCGGCGGCCTGCCGCAAGGCTCCACGCCCCTTAGCCTGCGAGACCGTCTCGACCGCCGCTGGGGCGCGATGGAGCGCGAGCGCGCCTCGTGGATCGAGCACTATCGCCTTCTCGCCGACTACATACTGCCGCGCCGTGGCCGCTTCATGCAGACGAAGGCCAACCAAGGCGCCCAGATCAACCAGTCGATCATCGACTCTACCGGCACCCGCGCTCACCGCACGCTGTCAGCGGGTCTCATGGCGGGCCTGACATCCCCTGCCCGCCCGTGGTTTCGGCTCATCACCCCCGACTATGACCTCAACGAGGTCGCCCCGGTGAAGATTTGGCTCGGCGAGACCGAGCGGCGCATGCGCCAGGTCTTCCAGTCATCGAACTTCTACAACGCCCTGCATACGGTCTACGAGGAGCTAGGGCTCTTCGGCACCGGCGCCATGGTCATCCTCGAAGACTATGACACGGTGATCCGCTGCGAGACCATGACGGCGGGCGAGTATGCCTTGGCGGTCAACAATCGCCGCATCGTGGACACGCTCTATCGTCAAATCCGCATGTCGGTGCTTCAGGTGGTGCAGACGTTCGGCATCGAGAACGTCTCGTCCACCGTTGCGGATGCTTACCGGCGCGGCGCCTATGACGATTGGGTCGATGTCATGCACGCCATCGAGCCGAACCTCGACCGCAAAAACGGGAAGCTCGACAACCGCAATATGCCCTATGCCTCGACCTATTGGGAGGCGTTTAGCCGCGAGCCTGACAAGGAGAAGTTTCTCCGCCGCGAAGGCTTCCGCGAAAACGCGCTGGTTGCGCCGCGCTGGGATGTCGTCGGCAATGATGTCTACGGGCGCTCGCCCGGCATGGACGCCCTGCCCGACGTGCGCCAACTGCAAGTGCAGCAGAAGCGCAAGGGCCAGGCCGTCGATAAGTTGGTGAACCCGCCGATGCAGGCGTCCGGCGGCATGCGGGATCGCATGGTCAGCCTCTTGCCGGGGTCTGTGACCTTCGTAGAGGACTTCGCAGCGGGCGGCGGCGTCAAGCCCCTCTATGAGGTCGCGCCAGACATCGGCGCGTTGCGTGAAGACATCATGGCGACCCAGACGCGGGTCGAGCAAACCTTCTTCGCCGATCTGTTTCTGATGATCGCGACCTCGGATCGCCGCGAGATCACGGCTCGCGAGATCGACGAACGGCATGAAGAGAAGTTGCTTGCCCTTGGCCCGGTGCTGGAGCGCCTGCAATCGGAGTTGCTTGGCCCGGCCATCGACCGGACCTTCGCCATCATGATGCGCAACGGCGTGCTGACCGAGCCGCCGCAAGAACTGCAAGGCATGGACTTGCAGGTGGACTATATCTCGATCCTGGCGCAAGCCCAGAAAGGCGTGGCCACCGCTGGCCTTGAGCGGCTGTCCGCCTTCGTCGGCAACCTTGCCGCCGTCAATCCTGCCGTGCTCGACAAGCTCGATTTCGACCAAGCGGTGGACGAAATGGGCGACATGCTCGGCGTTCCGGCCAAGGTCGTCCGCCCCGACGATATGGTGGACGCGATCCGGCAAGAGCGCCAGCAACAAGAGCAAGCCGCCCAGATGGCGCAAATGGCCAAGCCTGTGTCAGACGCGGCGACGGCGGCGAAGACCCTATCCGAGACAGAAATCGGCGGCGGCGCCAACGCTCTTCAGGTCATGCTGGGCGGACAGCCCGCCGACTCCAGCGTCGTCCTCCCGCCGGAAGACGAAGAGACCGGCCCCGTTCCGGCGCGGGCAAGATAACGCCTGCTTAACCCTTTCACTCTACCCCAAATCACTTCACGGGTGACGACAACCGTCGCCGTTTGGGGAACCACATGAAGAAGCTCCTTCTCGTCACGACCGCCGCTATGGCGGGTCTCGCCGTTGTCGCCGCCCCTGCCGAGGCGAAGACGCTTTACGGAGCCGCCCGCTACGGCGTGAGTGATGCCGACATCGACACTGGTTTCGGCTCGCTCTCGACCGATCAGGGCTCGACCTTCGGCGCCGAGATCGGCGTCGCGTCGTCCAACGGGCTGCGGGTCGGCGTGAGCGTGGATCGCGCCACGGCGGACATTGCGCTGTCGCCTGGCTTCTCCTTCGAGGGGCAGACGACGACGTTCGCGGTCGGCGCTCAATATGACGTGCTGTCTTTCGGCGACGCCAAGGCGTTCGTCGGCATCGGCTACGACTATACGAAAGCCGAGGTCAATGCAGGCTTCGCCTCGCTGGAAGGCGATGGCGACGGCTGGCATTACGATGTCGGCGTCTCGCATCAAGTCACCCCGACCCTCTCGGTCGAAGTCATGCGCCGCGCTCACAAGGGCGACCTCGCGTTCGATTTCTTCCCGAGCGATGTCAGCCTTGACCAGTCCGCATGGACGTTCGGATTGCGCGCGACGTTCTAGTCCTTCCTTCGTGCGCATTGCGGCGCCGGTCGATTTGCTCCCGACCGGCGCCGCTTCATGTTCACCAGTAATAGATATGCGGACGCTTCGCCGGGGCGAAGGTCACGTCATCGAGATCGGCGTCACCCTTCGCGATGCGACGGAGTACGGCCTTTTCCTTGGCCCGGTACGGGCGGCGATGGAACGTGATGTCCCACCAGCGAGGCCACGAGCACAGCCAGTTATAGTAGGGCTGGCGTTCGTGACGGCGGCGATCATGCCCTCCCCGGTTCGCACCAGTACGGGGGCGTTTGCGCTTGTAGTGCGCCATGTCGAAGCCTTTCGATTGAGCCTTACAACATGGCGATCTCCTCATGGCTGGCGCTGGCGCAACGCCAGCAATCCGCTCAACATAGCGGCCCCTTCACCCTTTGTAAACGGACGCAGCGGAGCATGACGGCGTGAGTGATCCCCTGCCTGTCCCGCTGCCGTCGAAGTTCGACCGCTACGCCGATATTCTGATCGAGCTATGCCTTGAGACACGCGCCAAGATTGCGAGAGTCCCGGCTGTAGAGCGCCCTGCTCTTGTCGAGATCGCCGAAGCACTCGATGCTGGCGCCGTGTTCCTGCGGGCAAGGGAGATCATGCTGAAATGAAAGTCGTCGCGGGCATCCCCTCTAACGGCTTCTGGCACGCCCGCTTCGGGCTCGCATGGTCCGGCCTTCTGGCGACAGCCTTGCAGGACTTCTCTCTCATGCCTATCGAGGGGCAGTCTTCCATCGTCGCCGAGGCGCGCAACGCCATTGTCCGCGCCGCTGACGAACTCGGCGCCGACGCTATCCTGTTCCTCGATACCGACATGGAGTTCCCGCCGTGGACGCTCCATCGTCTCGCCAGCATCGACAAGCCCATTGCGGGGGCGACCTATCGGCAACGCTTCCCCGGCGGCGTTGTGCTCGGCCACGAACTCGATGGCGAGCGCATCGTGATTGATCCGACCCAGCGCGACTTCCGCGAAGTCGCCGATCTGCCGACCGGCTGCATGCTTGTGCGCCGTCGCGCATGGGAAGGCATGCGACGGCCTGTGTTCCGGTTTGGCGTGGACGAGCAAACGGGCTCGACCATTGGCGAAGACGTGCTCTTCTGCCGTCGCGCACTGGAGCGCGGCATGAGCGTCTGGCTTGACCCCTTCCTCTCACAGCACGTCAGCCATTACGGCGCCGTCGCCTTCCCGACCTACATCCCGCCCATGGAGATACACTATGACAGCCCGCAAGCTGCTGAGTGACCTTGCCGCCCAGGCTGGCTGGGTCATGCGTGACATCGACGAAAAGGCGCGCACGGCGCCGAAGAAGTCGGGCTCTGTGTTCTTGATCGACGAAAAGCGAGCAACCAAGCCGCTCGCCGCCGCCGCCAAGAACCGCATCATGGAAAGCATGACGCGCGTCGAGACGACCAATTATGTCGTCCGCGTCTGGCGCAATGAGCCTGACCTATTGCCCAAGGCGAACGACGACATCGTGCGTGCGCTCGCCGGTCTGGAAGAGCGCCGCGACATCATCGAAGCCCTCGAAGCCTTGCCGGAGGTCGTGGCCATCGAAGTGCTCGACCGCCAAGGCAATGGCGTGCTCCTCTATCCCGACTGGAACTGATGCCCTCCCCCGGCTTTGCGCTTCAGCTTAACCCGCCATGGCATATTGTGACGCCGCTCGGGGAAGGCTTCGCATTCGCACTGCTGGACTACGGCCCGGCGCATGTGAACTCATGCGTCGTCTTCGCGCCCTTCGACGGCGGCTTCATGGCCCATGTCGATCTGTGCGAGTGCAAGCCTGCGGGCAATGCGATGTATGACATCCCGCATCCCGAACCGATCAAGGATCGCAACATATGAGCCGTGAGCGTATCGAGCAGGCAATACGGCGGCGTCAGTTAGCGGTCGAGAACGGCCTGCGAATCATGCTCGACGATCCCGATGGTCGGGCTTTTCTCTGGTGGCTGCTTGAACTGGCCGGGGTCAACCGCATTTCCGCCGCCCGCGCCACCGACCAGTCTGACTTCATGCCGCACGCAACGATGTTCGCGGAAGGCCAGCGCAACATCGGCAACATCATCTTGTCCCGCCTACTTGACCTCGATCCCGTCAGCTATGCGCGCATGATCCAAGAGAACCGCCCCCAGCGGGTCGAAGGCGGTCTCGGCGCGAACATCATCAGCGACGACGACTAGCCCAACACAGCACGCCCGAAACCTCGCCGATAATCGAACCCGAACGACCGTGCATGCCCGCTCGGTCGATAGGATTCGATCATGGCGGAACCCGCCGCGCCTGCGCCTGAAGCCACCCCCTCCGCCCCTGCCGCCCCGGCAGCGGACGCGCCGCCTGCTGCGGCCTCGCTTCTTTCAGACGCGCCGCCCGCCGATAGTACCCCTGCGGAGTCCAAGCCCGCAGACGGTGCGCCTTCCGAGCCTCCGGCGAAGAAGTCGCTTCTCTCTGAGACCGATGACGGCAAGACGCCTCAGAAAGCGGACGCTCCTAGCGACGCCAACAAAGGTGACACTCCGGCAGAGTATCAGGCGTTCACGCTCCCTGACGGAATGACGCTCGATGAAGAGACGCTGGCCAACGCCTCGCCGATCTTCAAGGAGCTAAACCTCGACCAGGCGGGCGCGCAAAAACTGGTTTCGTTCTACGCGGAGACTGTCCAGAAGGCAGAGCAATCTCTGCTTCAGGAGCAGATGGCCAATCAGGTGCGCGTCATTGAAGAATGGCGCGCGGCGACAGCAGCCGACCAAGAAATCGGCGGCGACAAACTCCAAGAAAATCTTGGCATCGCAAAGCGTGCGTGGACAGCGCTCGCCTCCCCTGAGTTGCGCCAAATGTTCGACGATTGGGGGATTTCAAATCACCCGGAAGTCGTTCGCCTCCTCTATCGCGTCGGCACGAAGCTCTCCGAAGACACTTTCGTTCCCAACAACGCAGCATCGCAGCCAAAGCCGCAAACTTTGGCCGGTGCGCTCTATGAAAACTAGGAGCTAAGTCATGCCCGTTCTCGGCGGAGACGCACTCACTCTCTCGGACATTCGCGGTCGTCTCGACCCGAATGGCAAGTTCGCCAAGATCATCGAGGCGCTTGAACCCACCAACGAAGTCCTGACGGACATGGGCTGGATGGAAGGCAATCTGCCGACCGGCCACCGCACCACGATCCGCACGGGCCTGCCCACGCCGACGTGGCGCCGCTTCAACGAAGGCGTGTCGCCGACGAAGAGCACAAGCTCGCAAGTCGATTTCGTCTGCGGCATGCTCGAAGCCCGCATCGAAACCGACAAGAAGCTCGCCGACCTCGGCGGCAACACGGCGGCGGTGCGCGCGTCTGAAGTCAAGGCTCACATGCAAGGCATGTCGAACCAACTGGCGACGACGCTCTTCTACGGCGATCCCGTCGCCAACCCGACGACCGACATCAAGAAGTTTACGGGTCTCTCGTACTTCTACAAGTCGCTGACCGGCTCGACCTCGCAGAACATGATCTCTGCTGGCGGCTCCGGTTCCGACAACACGTCGATCTGGCTGGTGTGCTGGGCGGACACGACGATCTACGGCATCTATCCGAAAGGCTTTGTCGCCGGTCTCGACCACCGTGACCTTGGCGAAGCGGATGCCTTCGACTCGTCCAACAACCGCTTCCGCGCCTACATGGATTTGCTGGAGTGGAACTGCGGTCTCGCGGTGCAAGACTGGCGCTTCGCTGTGCGTATCTGCAACATCGACGTGTCCGATCTCATCGCGAACACGGCGAACCAGCAGGCGCTCATCAACTACATGCTGCGGGCTCTCAACAAGCTCCCGTCGCTGTCGATGGGCCGTCTCGCCTTCTACGTCAATCCGACCGTCAAGACGGCTCTCGATCTCGGCATGCGCGCCGATGTCAAGGCTGGCGGCGGCCTGACGTATGAGAACGTCGCCGGTCGCCCGACCATGATGTTCCAGGGCGTGCCCGTCCGTCGCTGCGAAGCGATCACCGAAACCGAAGCCACGATTTCGTAATCGCGCCAGCTAGAAGGAAACGCAACCATGACTATCGCAGACCGCAAGAACTGCTTCGGCGAAGCGGTCGCCATCACGGCGAGCGCTGCGCTTACCGACTCCATCGACCTCGGCCCGATCTCGCCCAACACGGTGCGCAATATCGGCGTCGGCGACGATCTCTACCTCTACATCATCTGCACGACGACCGCGCAATCGGCGGGCGCCTCGACGGTGACGTTCACGCTTGAGACGGACGACAACTCGTCCTTCTCTTCGGTGACGACGCCCTACACGACGGCGGCCATCCCGAAGGCGTCTCTGACGGCAGGGACGGAGGTCGTGAAGGTGAAGCTCCCGATCACGACGTATGAGCGCTATCTGCGCGTCAACGTCGCGGTGGCCACCGCCAACCTCACGGCTGGCGCTTTCTCGGCCTATCTGGTGCGCGACGTTCCGGCGTGGACCGGCTACGCCCGCGTCGGCGCTCCGTCCTTCTGATCGTAGCAAGGACATCACGAAATGGCCCGGTATCGCGCGCTGGTTGAAGGCTACCTCCCCTCTCCGTATGGGATGGTCAGGGTGCTCGCCAACGAGGAGTTCGACTTCGACGGCCCGAAGGGTCGTTGGATGGAGCCCGTTGGCGCCCCCGTTGCTCAAGTAGCCAGCCTCGCGGCGCCGCCGCCAATCGTGACGGAAGTTGAGGGGGCGGGTGGAAACGACCCTGCATCCGCTCCCTCTTCTTCTCGGCGCAAACCCAAGCCGGAATGATAGAACATGGCGACACGCACTCTCACGAAGACGGCGATCAACGAGCCCCTGCTCCGTGGAGCCGCGCGCCTGTTCTCGTGGACGGGCCTGACCAACGCCACCACCGATGACGGCGAGCCAATCGGCACTGACTATGCGGGATATAGCGACCGCTCCGTGCAAGTGATCGGCACCTTCGGCGTCGGCGGCACCGTCCGTATCGAAGGCTCGCTTGACGGCACAAACTACGCGGTGCTGACCGATCCTCAAGGCAACGCGCTCGACATCACGTCGGCGAAGATCGAGGCGATCTCGGAGGCCGTTCTCTATATGCGTCCGCGCGTTACCGGAGGCGACGGCACCACGTCTCTCTCCGTCTATATCTTTGGAAGGCAAGAGCGGCTATGAGCGATGATCTCGACTACCTTGCCGCCGCAGAGGCGTTGTCGCGCGAACTGAAGCGCACGGAAAAGCTGCGCGAACTGGTCGCCGTCTTCGAGCGCGCCTCCTCGCTACAGAACACGATCCGAGAATACGAAGCGCGGATCGGCGCGCTGGCGGAAGACGAGCGCCAGGCTACCGTGGCGCGCGATGTCGCCGCCGCTGCGCATAAGACTGCGCTCGCGGAGGAAGAGCAAGAGCGCGCTGCGGTCAAGGCCAAAGCCAAGGCCGAGGCGGACAAGATCGTCTCTCTCGCTGAAGGCAAGGCCGCCACGATCATCGCCGACGCGCAGGCCAATGCAGCAGCGGGAAATGCCGCTGTCGCTGCGCTGAAGGACGAAGCGGAAAGCATTCGCGCGGCGGCGCAAATCGAGGCGGCGGCGGCGAAAGCTGCAAGCGAAGACGCCGCGCGACGCATTGCCCAGGCCGAGGAAGCGGAACGCAATTTCGAGAAAAAGGCTGCGGAAGCGCGCGCGAAGATCGCGGCGGCTGCAAGCGCTGTGTGACGCCATGGGCGCCAAAGGCACGACGACTGTTGACTTTGGCGCGCATCCCGGCGCTACGGAAGCGTCTGCGACAGTGAGCGGCCAGACCTCCATCGTTGCGGACTCGCTCGCCGAGGCGTGGCTTTTTCCTGTCGCGACAGCGGACCACTCGATTGACGAGCATGTCGTCGATGGTCCCCTTCTCTTCGCCGCCAATGTCGTGGCTGGCGTCGGCTTCACCATTCGCGCGCTCACCCGCAACGGGCAGAACCTCACCGGGTCTTACTCGGTGGCTTGGGTATGGGATTGACACATGGCCATTGAACTCAAGAGCGGCGCCTCTGCCGACATCGCGACGGTCGATGCGACCGCCAAAGCCTTGCGCGCGACTCAGTATGACGCCGCTGGAAACACGGTGCCAAAGGTCAAGAACACGGCTTACGCCGCGACGCATGGCTTTATTCCGATTGCTGGCGTGAACGACAGCACCTATCGCCCCGTTCGCGTGGATCGCTTTGGCGGGCAAGCCATCGCGAAGATGACGCCGATCATCTCGTACCAGCTTTTCACGGCTGCGCTGATGCCGGGATGGCTCGGCCCAGCCGCGACATTCACGATCACGCACGCGACGGCCTCCGGCACGCTGCTGAACGCCGCCGGTACGGGCGCGGTCTCGTCGCACGCCTCGCTCATTTCGCTCAAGCCTGCGGCCAAGTTCCAGAAATCCCCCCTGCTCTCGCGTCACCGGGTTCGTCTCGTCAAGGGTTCAACCAACGGCCAGGCCGACATCGGCCTTTCGTCGTCGCAAGCGCCTGCCGCTGCGGTGCTTACGAACGGCTTCGTCTTCCTCTACGGCTCGGACGGTACGCTGAAGCCGACCGTCTACATGAACAGCGCTGTAGTGGCGCAAGGAACGGATTTTGCGGCGTCCATCGAATCGACGAAATATTATGTTTGGGACGTTCTGCTGGACGACGACAGTGTAACATTCATCTGCCAAGACCCCACGACAGGCACGCTCGTATCCGAGCAATCCCTAAACATCAACGCGCTCGATCCTCGCTTCGGCATGTCGCCGTACTGGTTCCAGCACGCGCGCAGCTTCGTGACTTCGGCGGCGGCGAACGTCGGAACCGCAACCCAGCTTTATGTGCCCGACTCTACGGTCGCCTATCTCGACAACGATCTTGGCATGCCGCTGGGTCATCTGTGCGCGGCGATGGATCACGGAACAGTCGTCAACCCGACCATTGTCAGGACGCAACTCGCCAACTACGCCAACTCGGCGGCGCCTGCGTCAGCTACTCTTTCCAACACGGCGGCTGGCTATACGACACTCGGCGGCCAGTTCCAGTTCGCAGCCGTGGCAGGCGCGGAAACGGATTATGCGCTGTTCGGGTTCACGGTGCCGACCGGCGTCTCGCTCTTTGTCGATAGCGTCTTCATCGACACGACGAACACTGGCGCGGCGGTCGCGACGACGGAAACGATTCTGCAATGGTTCATCGGCGAAGCGTCTGCCGTGACGCTGGCCTCCAACTCATTCCGCCGCTTTCTCGGCCAGCAAGTCTTTCCAATCGCCGCCGCCATCGGCGCCCAGGCCACGCCGATCAACCGCACGCTTTCGACGCCGTTTGTTGTTCACTCTGGACGATTCCTGCATATCGCCCTGAAGATGCCGCGAGGCACCGCGACGGCCTCGCAGATCATTCGCGGCGGCATCGACATCGGCGGCTATTTCTTCTGAGGAGACAATATGGTTGACCCCGTGATCCTTTCGGGCGGTCCCGCTGGCGGCGAAACTGTCGAAGGCGATGGATGGGCGGAAGGCGAAGAGCGCGCCTTCGATGGCTTCCTCTATCGCCGGATCGGCCATCAAGCCGTCTTTGTCGGAGCGGCAAGCTGATGTCTCTCCTGCTCGCCCGCATGTCGCTCGTCGAGACCATCGTCAACACGCTACAGATCATCATTCCGATCTGGCGGCGCCGCCGCCGCTGACAACCCCGCCCCTATCGGGCCAATGATAGAGTCGGCCCATGACCTCGGTTGTTTCGATATGGAACCTCGCGCTTGTGTCCAAGCTGGGCCAGAAGCGCGTCTCCGCCACGACGGAGGATAGCGCCGAGGCGCGCGCCTGCCTCGATGTCTATTCACATGCGCTGGCGATGGTGACGGCGGATCACAACTGGCGTCACGCCAAGCGCATCCTCACCCTCTCGGAAACAACCAACGACCGGGAGGACGAATGGGGGTACGCCTATACCCGTCCAAGCGATTGCTTGCGCGTGATCCGCCTGCTTGAACTCAATGGCGTCGCTGATCCGCGCGCGCCGATCCCTGCGGAGTATGTCGGCTCCACGATCTACACCGACCAGTATCAAGCCCGGCTCGAATATCTCCGGCTCATCACCGACCCCGATCTCTTCCCGCCCGCCTTCATCAATGCGCTCTCCAGCTATCTCGCGGCCATGCTGGTGCAGCCGCTTCAACTCGACCCCAATCTGCATTTGACGTGGATGCAGAAGTACGTCGCAGATCGTAACCACGCGGTCGCCATGGATGGCAATGAGGCCGTTTTCCAGTTGAGCGCCGATGACGGATTGCCCGACTGGATGCTGGTGCGATAGCCATGGTCGCGCGCCTCTCACAGGCGGCGTTCGTGGGCGGCGAACTGGCGCCCTCGCTCTACGCCAGAACCGATCTCGATAAGTACCGCTACGCGCTGAAGACGGCGTATAACGTCATCATCAATCGCTGGGGCGGCGCGGCTAATCGCGCGGGCACGAAGTTTATCGGCGAGACGCGCGACTCCTCGAAGGAAGCGCGGCTCATCCCCTTCCAATTTTCAACGACGCAAACCTATGTGCTGGAGTTTGGCGACGAGATCATGCGTCCGATCAAGGACGGCGGGCAAGTTCTCGAAAGCGCCAAGACGATCACCGCAATCACGCAGGCGAGCCATGGCGTCGTGACTTCTGCCGGGCATGGCTTCTCGAATGGGGATCGTCTCTACATAGAGGCTGTCGGCGGCATGACCTCGCTCAATGGCCGCTTCTTCATTGCGGCGGGCGTCACCGCCAACACCTTCACCCTGACTGATATGTTCGGGACGGCGATCAATACATCGGCGTTGCCAGCCTATACGTCAGGCGGCACGGCGTCGCGCCTTTACCAACTGACCACGCCCTACCAAGACACAGAGGTCTTCGACTTCGACTACGCCCAGACGGCAGACGTGGCTTATGTCACGCATCTTGGCTACACCGTCCGCAAACTGACGCGCTCTGGGCACGCATCATGGACGCTGACAGCGGTGACGTGGGGGCCGTCACTCGCGGCGCCGACCTCTCCCGGCGCTGTCGCGACTGTCGGCTCTGGAAGCACTGTCTACAGCTATGTCATCACCGCTTATGACGATGACACTGGAGAAGAAAGCCTCCCCTCTTCCGTCGCCGCTGTCTCTAACGATCTGACTGTTGCGCCGAACAAAAACACGATCACTTGGACGGGCGTTTCCGGCGCCGAGCGCTACATCGTCTATAAGTCAGACAACGGCGTCTACGGCTTCATTGGCGGGACGACCGGGCTGTCGTTTGTAGACGACAACATCGCCGCTGATCTAGGCGATACGCCGCCCGCCCAGCGTGATCCCTTTGCGTCGGCAGGAAATTATCCGGCGACGTGTGAGTTCCATGAGGGCCGTCTTGTTCTCTCCTACACGACGAACTCCCCTTCTGGCGTATGGATGTCGCAATCGACGCGGTACGAAAATCTGAACGTCTCTACGCCCGCCAAAGCGGATGACGCAGTGTCGTTTCAGTTGCGTCCTGGCGTCAACGCCGTGCAAGGCATGGCGTCATTGAACGATCTGATCTGCTTTACGTCGGAGGCCGAATACAAGGTCAATGGCGGCGGCGTTACGGAAGCCATCACCCCGGCTTCGCTTGTCGTGCGCCGTCAGACAAAGCGCGGCGCCATGAGGTTAAAACCGCTCGTCGTGGGCGACATCGTTCTCTATGTGCAACGTCAAGGCGCCGTTATCCGCGCCTTTGGTTACTCCTTCGAGAAGGATGGCTACAAGGGCAACGATCTGACCTTGCTCGCCCCTCACCTTTTCCGTGGCCATACGATTGTGGACTGGTGCTACCAGCAAGACCCGCATTCCATTATCTGGTGCGTACGCGACGACGGCATGCTGCTGTCGCTGACATTCGTCGATGACCAAAATGTCTTTGCGTGGGCAAAGCATGAGATAGCCGGGTCGTTCGGCGATGGCGCGGCGGTGGTGGAAAGCATCGCCTGCATCGAAGGCGATGGCGAAGATGAGGTCTATCTGGTCGTCAAGCGGACCATCAACAGCGTCACGAAGCGATACATAGAACGGCTTGAGCCGCGTTGGGATGGCGAGTCGCAAGACATCGAAAGCGCCTACTTCGTCGATAGCGGCCTCACTTACAGCGGCGCCGCTGCAACCACCATCACCGGGCTGCATCACCTTGAGGGGGAAACGGTCTCAGCGCTTGCAGATGGGAACGTGATTGAAGGGCTTACCGTGACGAACGGCGCGATTACACTGGCGACGGCGGCGTCGCTGGTTCATGTCGGGCTCCCTTATAGGAGCGACATCGAGACCTTGCCGATCAATGAGAGCGCGAAGGAAGGCGCGGTGCAAGGGCGGCGCAAGCGCGTCACGGGCGCCGCGCTTAAGTTGAACCAGACGCGCGGCGTCAAGTATGGGCCAAATAGCTCGCTGCTTCGCGAGCTTCAGCAACGCGACGCTGAAGCGTGGAGCGATCCTATGCTTCCCTACACAGGCGACACGCGCATCTTGAAGTTCGATCCGCAGTGGGACTCGGACGGGTCGTTTTTGATCCGTCAGCAATTTCCGCTGCCGATGGAAGTGTTGGCAGTCTATCCAGACCTTGCGGTGGGCGGATGAAACATCGCGTGAAATTCCTTCAACCGACGCTCGGCCATGTGCGCGCCGTGGCGCTCTCCATGCGTGAGATCGACCGCATCGAGTGCGAGACCATCGGCGGGCATGACCCGGAAACGGCGCTGAGAAACTCCATCAAGCGCTCCGAATGGGCCGTTACAGCGGAGGTCGATGACGAGCCGATCTGCATTTTCGGCGTTGCGCCCGTGACCTATCTTGGCGATGCGGCGCTGCCATGGATGCTCGGCACAGACGGCATCGAGCGTCACAACCGTCTCGTCCTGCGCCACTCTCGCAGATGGGTAGACAAGATGATCGACAGCTATCCCCGTCTCTGCAACATCGTCCACGCCGATAACGAAGTCTCAATCCGTTGGCTGCAATGGTGCGGCTTTCGGATTGATCCGCCGACCGTCATCCAAGGCGAACCCTTCCGCCCCTTCTCTAAAGTCCGTCTGCACTAGAGGCCGCCATGTGTGAACCAGCCACCATCGCCATGGTCGTCACTGCCGCATCGGCGGTGGTGGGCGGCTACAGCGCCATTCGCAGCGGCCAGGCGCAGCAGGCGAGCGCCGAGTTTCAGGCGGCGCAGTCTCGCGAGAACGCCAAACAAGTCGATAACGACATCAAGGTGGCGCAAGAACAGGCCGCCATCGAGCGCCGCCGCCTCGGCGCCCAAGCCCGCGCCGACAAGGGCGATCTGGTGGCGAAGTATTCGGCCATGGGGCTTGACCCTGGCTTTGGCTCCCCCGCCGATCTCATCGGCGATGTGAAGTCCGCCTATGACATTGACCGCTCGATCCTCAACGCCAACGAGATCAGTCAGCTTCAGCGCTTCGACATGGAGAAGTCGAATCTCTTGAGCCAAGCGTCCCTTTACGAGGCCGAAGGCAAGGAGGCGATGAGGGCCGGGTATCTCGGCGCGACCAAGAGCCTGCTTGATGCGGCGGGCTCTGTCGCTGGGAAGTGGCGTCCGTCCGCAGCGACGACGGGCAAATCGCTCTCTGCGTCCACTGTGAAGAAGTCCTATGTCCCGAAATATACGCCGCCGCCCTATAAGAGCGGCTTGCGTGTCTGGAGCGGCTGATGTCTCGCCGCGCCAGCGGGCGCGTTCGGCGTATTGCGTATGACGCAAGGCTCGATCTCGCCATTCAGGCCGGGCCTGTCTATTTGCGCCGATCTGCGCAAAGGCCAGCGACCTTGACGGAGCGCGGCTCGCAAGATCGCACCACGCAGCGCCGTCTTCTCGAAGCCTATAACTCGGCGTCGTTCTCCAGTCAGACGCAGGACGGCGCCTATCCGACCGCCCCAGAACTGGAACTGACAGTCCCGCGCGACTGATCCATCAAGCCCGCGATCAACCCCGCACGCTCAAAACAGGGCGTAAAGTGGCGCGATCATGCCTCAAGTTCCCGTCATTCAGGACCGTCTCGACCTCGAAGTTCCGGGTGTTCGGTCGCGTGTGCAATCAAGCCCGAACGCTTTCGGCGCCCAGAGCGCGGAAGCGCTTGGCGCCTTGGCCGCCAAGGCGGGCGGGATGGTTTCTGCATGGGACGCCAAGCAGGATGAGAACGACGCCAAGGAACTCGACAACCAGCTTTCGGCGTTGATCCGCGAACAACTCTACAACCCGGAGCAAGGCTACCTCACCACGCAACGCGGCAAGAACGCTGTGGATGGCCGCCAAGGCGCCGTGGAAGGCTTGCGCACGCGGGCTGAAGAGATCGCCTCCCGCGCGCGTTCGCGCTCGTCAGCGACGCTCTTTCGGGATGTAGCGTCCCGTCGCCTCAATGACGCGGTGACGACGATCTACCGCCACGCCGACGAGCAGAACGATGTCTATGAAGACGAGCTTTCGGACTCTCGTCTGAAGGAGTTCACGAACAACGCGGTCGCCTCCTATCAAGACCCCTCCGCCGTGCAAGCCCAGATCGCGGGCGGCATGGGCGAGATCGCCACGATTGCCCGCCGTCGCGGCTGGTCGCCAGAGCAGACGACGGAACGCACGCGGACCTTCCAGTCCGGCGTGCTGTCGGCCACGATCCGCCGTCTTGGTCACGATGACCCGAACCAAGCCCAGCAAATCTTCGACAGCGTGCGCGGCGCCATGACGGCTGTCGATGTCTCCGAGACCGAGAACGCGCTGCGCGAGGGAACGCTGCTGGCCCGGTCGCAGGCTGAGACGGATCGCATCTTCGGGGAGTTTACCGACTATGCGGATCGTCTCGACGCAGCCCGCGAGATCGAAGACCCGTTCCTCCGCGACAAGGTGGAGGACGCCGTGGTGCAGCGCCAGGCGCGCAACGAGGCGCGCTACGCTTCGCTGAAAGGTCGCGTGTTTCAAGCCTACGCCAATGGCCGCCCCCTCTCCTCTTTGTCGGCGGAAGACCGTCTTGCGCTGACGACGGAGCCCGAGCTTGGGCAGTTCCACGCGCAAATCCAAGACGCTTACCGTTCGCGGGCGGCGTCTTACGCAAGCGGCGAGCGCGTCAGAAGCGACGGGCCGATCTATCACATGATGTTGCGCATGGCTGGGTCGGACAGAAACGCCTTTCGCGCGGCCATGGAAGACCCCAATGTTCTCGCGGGCATGTCTCAAGGCGACATCACAGAGCTTTTGAAGATGCTCAATAGTCAAGAAGAGGGCGGCGGCGTCACGGCGAGCAACCAAATCTTTCGAGCCGTCGCCGACGTGGCCGAGCCCATGCTTCGGCCCTACGGCGTCGATCTTCACGCCAAGCCGGACGATCCTGTGCGGCGTGCTTTCGAGTATTCGCTCTCGCGCGAAATTGAAGCGCATGTAAGAGATAGCGGCGGGCGCATGCCGAATCAGCAACAGCTAAACGGCATCATCGGACGGGCCATCGTGAACATGGACATAGACTCCGTGCGCGGTTTGCCGAGCAGCATCACCGCCCCTAGAGAAGCGCGCAACGCTGATGGGCGAAGACTTGCGACGGTCGGTGGCATTCGTCAAGGCGACAACACAATCGGGGTGCCTTACGACATCATCCCCGTTGAAGAGCGTGACGCCATTCAACGGCGCCTTCGCGCTATCCGCGGACGCCAACCGAACCGCGAAGAGGTCGTGCGTGAATACGCCGGGAACTTGCGCGGACAAGGCACCTTTGTCGCGTTCGATGACATTCCGGCGGATGCACGCAACTTCATCATCCGAACCATTGGGCTCGGTGATAGGCCGACAGAAAAGAACGCGCGCGCTGAATACGATGCGCGTGTGGAAGGCGTTTATAGGGCGCACATGGAACGGACTGGCACGCGATGACCCCGCAAGAAGAGGAAGAACTGCGCCGGTCCATAGAGGCGTCGCAGAAAAGACCGGGGCTTTCTGCGCTTGAGCAGCGCGCCTTTGGCGAGCAGCGAGCGCCTGAAGAAGTTGCGCAAGATCACGAAATCGCCAGCCAGGTCGGCGTGCCCGCCCCTGCCGTTCCTTCGCAACGTGAGACCTATCAACGTCTGGCGCGCACGCTCGACGCTTCCCGCCGCACGCGCGAAACGCCGCGCCTGCAAGCATGGCTTGCCGAGGGCGACAACTACGCCCTTGCGCAAAACGACCTCGATCTTCTGGGCCGGATTGAGACCTATGCGCAGTCCATGCGCGATGCGTTCGATCCGAAGAGCGGACTGTCGGCGGGCGAGCGCGTCTCGCGCGTCCTCTTCCCGGTCAACCGCCAGACCACCGTTCCCGAAGACGTGCAGCGCGGCATCGACCAGACAATCTCCAGCTATCGCGCTGGCGAAGCGCAGATGCGGATTGCGCGTCGTCTCGAAGACGAACTCACCGGCCTGAACGACCGGGGAGAAATGAGCGTTGACGTTGGTCTTTATCGAACCATGCAAGAGCGCGACCGTTTGCGTCGCGAGGGATTGCAGGGCGACGCTGGCGAAGTCGTCGAGACCATTCCGAATTTCCTCGGCGTATTCCCCGCAATGGCGCAGGGCGTAATCAACACGGAAACTGATCTCTTCAAAGACTATGAACGTCAGTTCCGAGAAGAGTATGCGAAAGACCCGGCAGGCACCGTCGTCGGCGCCGCAGCGACAGCGCCGTTGCAAATGCTGATCGGCGTCGGCGGCATTCCCGCAGGCTTCATTGAGGGCAAGAACCGTTACACCTACCGTCTCGAAGCGGGCTCCGCCTATGAGACCATGGTCGGTATGAAGACCGTGGACGGACAACCGATCCGCCCGGAGATCGCCGCCCGCGCCGCGCGCGACTACGGCATGATCGCGGCGGGCATCGAAAATATGGACTTTGTGCTGATCGGGTCGCTGGTGAAGCATACGCTTGAATCGGCTGGCCTGAAACTCTCAAGCCCGATGGCCAAGCGCATGGTCATGGCTATGGCGCTGCGTCGCTATGGCGTGGAAGTGCTGAAGCAAGGGGCCTCTGAAGGCGTTGAAGAAGGTAGCCAAGCCCTCGCGGAAATCCTAATGCGCGAGCGCGCCAAGGCTGACGACGGTCGTCGTTTCGAGGCGCTTGACCTTGGCCAGGCCGCAGCGGAAATCGGCCAATCCGTCAAGATCGGCGCCATCTTCGGCGGTGCTGTCGGCGGCGTTGCTTCCATCCCTTCCCTTGCGCTTGATCTCGACGCTGTGGCCGCGACAGAGCGCAATCAAGAAGCCTTCCGCCAATTCGTCGAACGCGCGCAATCGGCGCAACTCGCAAGGCTTTCGCCGGAGGCGATGGAGTCGGCGCTTAACGCGGTCACGGCGAACACGCCTATTGAGGATGTCTCCATCAATGTAGACGCTTTCACGGAATACTTCCAATCCAAGGGGCTCGACCCCATGCGCGCGGCGGCGGAACTTGGCGTGACGCCCGAGCAATATGACGCCGCCTATAAGGCGCATGGAGAACTGCGCTTCAAAACCGGCACGGTGCAGCAACGCATGATCCCCACGCCGCACTATGCGGCGCTGGCGGATCATATCCGTGTCGGCGACAGTCTGACGCCCGCCGAAATGAAGATGCAAACGGCGATCTTCCAGAACACTTTGGAAACGGCGCTGAAGAAGACGGCCTCGACGGCGGAAACGATTGAGGCCGCACGCAAGGTCGGCGACATCATGCGCGAGAAGTTCGCGCGTGCTGCGGAAGAAGGCGGCCCGAGGCCGGAATATGCTGATCGCGTAGCGTCTCTGTGGCAGGCGCTCTTTCAGACATTGGCCACGCACATCCAGCAAAGTCCCGAGCTTTCCGCTCGCCTCGGCACAAACGCAGAGGAAATCTTCAGCAAGTTCGGCTTCGACGTGCGCGGCGTGGGGCGTGCGAACGATCCGGTAGATTTCCGTACTGTGCGCGGCGACACGACCGAAAACCCTTTCCGCTGGAACGATGAAGCGCCGCAGCCGCGTGAAGACGCCTACGATGATCTTGGCGATGGCCTTGTCGAGCAACCGAACTATCTCGACCGTGCGCGCCAGGCGATGGACGAAATGGGCGATGCGGCGGAGCCGACGCCTGGTCGCGAAGTTCTTGAAGGCATTCCTGACGACCGCTTGATCGAACCGCTGGCGCTCGCCATGGCGGCCAAGCTGCGTGGCGAGTTCGATGCACAACTGGTGATGGATGAAATCCTCGGCCAAGCCGAGGACATGCTCTATGTCGAGCAGGCCGCCGAGGAGCGCGCCAGCGAGATCATCGACGAAGATGAAATGGCCGACGACGCAGAAGCATCGCTGGCCGACGACGAAGAGCTTCGCGCCGAGGTCATGGATCGGCTGGAAAATCTGCCGCCGGATGTGCCCTTCAACGCCATCCCTGACGGCGTGATCGTCGGCGTCGCCTTCCCCAAAGGCGAGGCGTTGCTGACCCTGCGAAAGCCGACAGAGGACGGCGAGATCGCCACAAGCTGGGGACAGACGCTCTACTATACGGCGGGCGAGCACGTCATTCTTGGCGAGGCTGAAGGCGATCCCCGGCCTGTTCGTCGCGACATTTTTGAAGCGACATATGAGCAGGCCGAAGACGGACGCTGGCGCAAACGCCATGACGTTCCTGTCGGTTTCTGGACGGCGGAAGAAGATGGCGTCATCAACGCCATCGAAGGACCGGAGCCCTACAAGGCGGGCGATGTCATCCTGATCGGCGTTCTCGGCGAAATGTGGCCGACGAAGGCGGCTTCTTTCGAGGCGAACAATACGATTGTTGTGGAGGAAGACTACGAGGACCGCGCGAGCGAAGTCTTCCATGCGATCACGACGAGCGGAAAAGTGTCATCGGCGCCGCGTCGCGTCTACGACACGGAGACCATTGGCCGTGTCAACCCCGAACATACGATCATCATTCAATCGCCGCGTCATAGCGATCTGATGAAGATGACCCGCTTCACGCGGCAAGTGTGGGGAGAGAGCGCGCCAGGCATCGTTCGGTTCATGGAGGACGACGAGGGCAACCTTTACGCCTCCCCTGCTGCGGGCATGTTGCATGACCGCATGGTGGACGTGCTGAAACAGCACGGCGTCAATGTTTCTTATAACTCTGTCCACGGCTTCATCATCCGGTCTGGCGATACGCTTTATTGGGCGAACGTCGAATACGGCCCGATGAAGGGGACGCTTCTCGAAGATCGCGTCGAGGTCGAGTTCGCGAAACGCAATAAGCTGAGTGAACTCTTCCAGTCTCCCGCTGATGCTAGCGCGGCGACGAAAGAGGCGGATGTCCCGATGGCGACGGCGCGGGCGCTGCGCTATATGGCGCTCGCTCAAGGCGGCGCAAACAATGCGGCGGTCTATCGCCAAATGGCCGCCGAGTTCAACATGACGATTGGCTCTGTCAAGGCGACGCTTTCCACCTTGAGGGGGCGTATCCGCAAGGCGGAAGAGGATGGGACGCTAGACGATCTTGGCCAGGAACTGTCCATGTCCGCAGAGGACATGAAGCGGTTTGCCGCGCCGCAGCAACGGGGACGCTCTCCCGAGGGAGAGGCGCGTCGCCTGAAGGCGGTGCGCGCGCGCGTTGAACGCCGCCGCGCGTCCGGCTCGCCGTCTGGTTACGCACTCCGAAAGAATATCGAGATCAGCACGCGCGACACGCGCGAAATTGTCCTTCGGTTTACGGACTACAGCGCCCAAGGCATGTCGCGAGCGGAAGCATTCGCGCAACTGGAGCTTGACGGCGGATGGGCGGAAGGCGTCGCCAACAAAGTCGTGTCTCAACAACGCTCTGCGCTTCAGAAGCGGATCGACCGCGAAGGGCTGGAGGCTGTCGCGGCGTCGCTGACCCTGACGCCTGACATTCTCGACGCCTATATGGAGCGCCGGACGGCTGGCGCGAAACGCAACGAAGAGGAAGGCCGGATCATCGAGCTTTCCATGCAGGGCGTCAAACCCGCAGTGATCGCCGAGCGCCTGCGTCAGCCGGTCGAATCCGTTCGCAACACAGTGTCTCTGATCCGCCGGGTGCAGAAACTCAAGATGATGGGGCGCTCCATCGAAGAGATTGTCGCCTTGACCAAGCTGTCGCGCGGTCGGGTGGAAGAATACTACGCCATCCCCTATATTGGTCTTGGCTCGCGGTCGCGGTTCGGCTGGGGCGACACCGTGGCCGAACAGAGGCAGACCGGCGAGAACATTCGCGCTCGGCTCTATGAGCTATTTGACGCCGATCCGCTGGCGCTGATGAAGGAGCACCAAGCGCGCCTTCGCGCGGAGGGCTTCCCGCCCGTCGATCTGGGCACCTTGCGTCGGTATGTGCGTAATCGCTATCTTGGAGGCGACAATGGAAATGGACGATTTCCCGGCGGCGCCGGAACTGACGCCAGCGGAGCGAGCGGAAGCGGAGCGGTGGGCGGCCCAGGTGCGGTCGGTGGCGCAAGCCCCGCTGCCGAAGCCCCGGTTCCCGGCCAAGTCGCAAGCCGAACGGACCCGGCTGAAGACATTGCTGTCGCGGGCGGGTTTCGCCGCCGAGGGCTCGGCGCTTTACAGCTTGATCCCGCCAGTCCGTGGCGCACGCCGGTCGCGCAAGGCGACGCTCTAGCCGACAATAGCGCCACTCTTCCCCTCTCGGAAGAGGAGCGCGCGGCGCGTCATAGCCTCTTTGCGTCGATCCTTGCCGACACGTCGCTGGAAACGCAAACCGACGCCCGCGCCTATACGCCGGGCCAAGCCTTCGCGCATCCCGTCAAGGGCTGGGTGCAAGTCCCCGCCGGGCGAACGGTTCCGGCGGAGACGCGGCGCTATTCTCTGGCGGTTCCGCTGCGCGCGCATCGCTCTTGGGATGTCGCCTTCAGTTCGGAGGCGACCTATCTTGAAGTCGAGATCATCGGCAAGATGGCGGTGATCCACGGCGCAGCCACGCACCCGGCGCTACGAGGCGGCGGCGTCGGCACGCAGCTTTACCGCGACGTGATCGACGCGCTGCTGGCCGAAGGCAAGCAAGTCTTCTCGGATCAATCGGTCTCCGATGACGCAATGCGCGTGTATGAGCGCTTGCGTCAAGACGGTTACAGTGTGAAGCGGGTCGGCAATGGCGCGCTGTCAAAGCTGACAGTCATTCGCGGCTATAGCCCCCAGAACACAACGCAAGACGGCGCCTCTATCTACGAGGTCGCGGGCAAGCGTGACGCTGATGAAGTCTTCCAGACCAATTCCCTGCGGACGGCGAACGCCAAAGTCGCCGAAGACTTGATCGCGCAAGGCGTGCTCCTGACCGATTTCAAGACGCCAGAACTCGACGACCAGTTCCGTTATCGCCGCGCTGCTTCGCTGCGTGACGCGCCCGTGGCGGTCTATACCCTTCCCTCCACCCGCCAGACGGCGAAGATGGAAGTGACGGTCACGGAGGCGCCCGCTTCGATCTCCGCCGCCAATCGCGGCTACCAGGGCCTTGCGACCATCAATATGGAGTATGCGGGCTCTACGGAGTCTGGTCGTCGCGGTCATGCCAAGGGATCAGCCGCCGACGCGCTGCGGGTCTTCTCCCTGCTTTATTCGATCTTCATGTACGACATGCGCGAACGTAATGCGCGCGGCTATGTGTTCACGGGCGCCACGCCGGAACTCTCGCGGTTCTATGCGTATACCATGAGCAAGATCGACTTCCCCGGCTACACGCTCTATTACGCGCCGCAAGCCGACACGTTCTTCTTCATGCGCAATGGCGAAGCCTTGCCTGATGCCTATGCGGGCGTGAAGCCGCTTCGCCCTGATGCGCTTGGCGAGGTCTATCAGGACATTTTCTATTCGGCGCTGGAGCGTGCGCTTGAAGCCTTGAAGGTGAAAGAGGCGACGGCGGCGGAATGGCGCAAGCTAATTGTCTCCCCTGCGGAAGTGAAGCGCAGCGTGCAGCGCGGTCCCGACAACAAGCCGATGATGGACGCCGAAGGCAAGCCGGTGATGACCGAGCGCGTCATCCCTGAAAGCGTGCGTTTGCCCGGCGTCAAGAGAGATGAGATCGACTGGACGGGTCTGCTTGATCTTCTCGACTTCATGTCTGAGTCGCCGCAGATGGCGCCCGTGAAATTGAGCAAGGATCAGCTTGTCGATTTCGTGCGCCAGCGCGGCGTCAACGTCGAGGTTCATGGCGAGGACGAAACGACTGGCGACGCTGTAGATTTCGATACATGGCGCGATGAAAACGAAGACGCCATCTACGAACGCGAGCGCGAAATTATCGACCAGCAATTCGATGAAGACTATAGCGCGCCTGATCTGGAGGTCGTGCAAGGGTCGAGCGATGTTCGCGACGTGCGAGACAGTATCGCTTACTATCAGCGACAAATTGAGAGTACGGAATACACCATTCGCAACATGCTCGCAGGGCGCGGCATGTGGGATCGCGAAGATATAGAGCGCCTGCGCGCGAAGATCGCGGGATACAAGGAAGACATTATTCGCGAACAACGTCGCCTTGGCGAGGCGCCAGCGACGGACCCTTACTCGTTGGATATGTTCACGGGCGCATGGGTGATTAGCCTGATTACGTCAGCCGGTCGTGAGCAACCCGTTGCGACTTACTGGGACGAAGACGTAGCGAGGCGTGCTCTGGCGGCATACCAGAGCAATACGGCATACTCTGACATCGGGACGACGTTCTCGCTGACCCGAGAGTTCTTGACGCAAGAAGTCGAGCCGGAGTTTTCCGAGGAAGAAATCAACAGCTACTACGTCATAGATCATGACGCAGATGACGATGTTGTGGGAGGCCCCTACTCGTCAGAGGACGAGGCCGAAAGAGACATGGAGGATTACCTCCGCAGTCACCGCGAAAAAGCCTATGATAACTTCGTTGACGGAGACATGATCTGGGCGCTGGAGCAAGCCGAGCAAGACCTCTGGGACGATTACCTACACGGGAACGGCAATCACCGTGTCGCCTATAGCGAGTGGACGACCAAAGGCGGTAAAGACTACCAAGCCGTTCGCCTGTCGCTGCCGCCGCGTAACCGCGTGACGGCGACGCCGGAAGTTGAGCATGTACCTAACCACGCCATCGGCTCGCAATACGTTCTCGTGGACGCCATCACAGGGCAGCGCGCGAAAAGCGTCAGCAGCAACCTCTATTTCGCGACGCGAGAAGAAGCCGAAGCGGCGGCGGAAAAAGGCGACGCATGGTTCCAGCTAGACGAATACGGCTTCAGAGATAATCACTTTCCTGAGAACAACATTCTCGGCTGGATACGCACGAAGACCTACACCGACGCCGATGGCCGCAAGGTGCTCTTTATCGAAGAGGTCCAACCCCAATGGCAGCAGAAGGGGCTTGATCGCGGCTTTCAGAAGCGTGTGAATCAGCGTGTCTGGCGCAAGATCGTTCAAGAAACAAAAGACGCGCACGATAGATATGACGCCCTTGTCGCCGCCGCTGACGAACGACTTGCTTCGTGGAGCGCCGATACGGGCGTGCCCATTGACGACAATCTTCGCAGGATGCGGTCTGACGAATGGGTGATTGCTTACAGAGACGATACGGCCAACTACATCCGCGCCATTGCGCGCGACAGTGAAGTTCTCAAGGACGTTGATCTGGCCGACGAAATCGCGGCGCGAATTGCGGCGGCGAAAATACAAGAGGAGACAAGACTTGACGCGACCCGCTATCGCGTGACGCAAAAGGTGGGTGATTACGTCGTGGTGCGTGGCGATTACCGCACCATGGACATGGCGAATGATGAGAAAGGCTACCTTGATCGTCAGGGGTACGAAGTCAGCATCACCGAAATCAATTCCGGCATCCAAGTCGAAGTCTATCCGCCGACAGGGGTCGATCTCGGCGCCGCGCTCGATGCAGCGGACGCGGATGTTCAGCGCGCGCAACAGGCCATGGAGGACGCTCGCTCGCCTGCGGGTGCTGTCGCCGACATGCCGTTCAAGCAAACCCCGGCGGCGGCGGGCCTGTTCATGAAATGGGCGATCCGCTACGCTGTCGAGAATGACTTCGACGCCGTGGCATGGACGACCGGCGCCCAGCAGGCGAAGCGCTATAATCAGTTGGTCGATCATATCGACGAACTGCGCTGGCAACCTGATCCCAATGACCCGGAGGCCGGACGCCTTGCCGCCATTCAACGCGGCAACATCAGAAGATGGATCACGGTCGGCAAAGGTCTTCCTGGCGCGGCGCACGCGAGCGCAACGAGCGACGGCACGCTGGATGAACTTGTCGGTAAGGAGCTTGCCGATAGACTGCGGGCGGCGCCGACGAAGGACGAAGAGTTCTACGGCGTAGATGGCTACCAGAGCGTGTCCGGCGTCAATCTTGAGTTCGGCGGCGAAGGCATGAAAGGCTTCTATGACAAAATCCTCGTGAACATCACGAACGATCTCATCAAGAAGTCCGGCCAGCGCGTGAAGTCTCTCGGCCTCGGTATTGAGAAATCAGGCGCCTTCTCCGGCATTCGTCCGGCGCGGACGATGTGGGAAGTGGTCGCTCCCGATGGGGTCGTCACCTATCGCTCCATAGAGCGCGACACTGCGCAGTGGAATGCCGATCAAAGCAACGCGGAGAACGGCAACGACTACGGCGCCGCCTATACCGTGCGCGAGGCGCACGATGACATGGATGCGGGAGAGGCGCAGCCGTCCTTCGACATCAACGATGAATTGCGCTCCATCGCCATGGGCGGCTTCCCCTATTTGCAGGCGGACGGCTCCACGAAGATGGGCTCGACGGTGTTCGACCGTTGGGGCTCTTCTAATAGCGGCGAACTCCGCGCCGCTGTGATCCGCCTCTTCGAGGCGCAAAACCTCTCCACCTTGCTCCATGAGAGCGGCCACGTCTTCCTTGAAATCTTCCAGACCATCGCCAACGACAAGGATGTGCCGCCTGAACTGCGCGCCATGTGGGCGTCCACCATGGCGTGGATGGGCAAAGAGCCTGGCGAAGCGCTGACCCGAGAAGATCACGAACTCTGGGCGCGCACGTTTGAGGCGTATCTGAAGGAAGGCAAGGCGCCGTCGCTTGCGCTACGGGATGTCTTCCGCATCTTCCAAAGCTGGTTGCTGAACGTCTACCGCCAAGTCAAGGGCATGCTCGTCGGTCGCGACGGGCGCGTCTATGGCGACGTGAAACTCTCGCCCGAAATCACGGAGGTCTTCGACCGCCTGCTGGCGAGCGAAGAAGAGCTTGCCGTGGCGCGTGACTTCATGGAGGCGGATCGTCCGTTCTTCCAGACGCGCGAAGAGAGCGGCATGTCCGAAGCCGCGTGGGCTGACTATGTGAAATCCATCGACGACGCGCGCATCGAGACGGAGACCGCGCTGCGTGTCAAGGCGATGGACAAGTATACGCGCAAGGAGCGCCGCGAGTGGCGCGTCATGCGCGAGAGCTTCCGCGCGACGGCGACGCGCGATGTCGATACGGACATGGCGCGACGCGCCTATGAGTGGCTGGCGGACGGCACATGGCGCCCCCTGCCCCCGGAGAAGGATGAAGACGGCAACGACATTCCGCCTGACCCGGCTTACGACAAGCCTGCCGATCTGCCGGATATGCGCCTCGACACGAAAGAGGTCGCAACCGTCTATGGCGACGAAGCGCTCGCCAATCTGCCGCGCGCGCTGAAGCCTGCGACAGAAGAGGATGTGGATGCGCTGCTTGCCGACGCGCAAGCCGTGAAGCGTTCTGGCAAGGTCCGCAAGGCGCTGCGCCTTAGCGCATGGGTTCGCAAGCGCGGCGGCGTCAAGGATGTGGGCGGCGACATCGCGGCGGCTATCGGCGGGGCGAAGACCCGTCCTGGCGTCATAAATAACGCGACCGGCAAAGACCTCGACGATCTCGCGGTGGCGGCTTGGGAAGACGGTTTCTTTGGTCCGAAGCCCGGCAAGGCGTCGGCTGATCCCGATGAGACGGGCGGCTCGACGCCGGGCGAACTTTTCCAGATGGCGGGTCCGAAGTCCAAACTCGTCGACAAGAAAGTTCTGAAGCACGCCAAGCGCATGCACCGCAAGAAGAAGGCGAACTCCGAAATCTGGGCGGAGACGGCGGCCATGAACCAGCCGTGGTATCGCAACGAGAATGGCGAGTGGGTCACGGAGTTTGAAGACGGCGCGATCCGCGTTGTCGTGGACGGCAGCGGCAAGCTGGAAGAATACATCGACTATGAGAGCGCCACGAGCCACTATCCGCAACTGAAGCGGTATGGCGTCAAGGTGCAGACGCCGAAGAAAATCAAGGATCGTGCGCTCGGGCGGTTCATTCCGTTTCTGAAGAAGATCGAGGTCAACGCGCCGAAGCCGATCCGCGAAAGCACGGTGGCGCACGAAACGCTGCACGCCATCGATGACATCGAGGGTCGCAAGTACGGCCTCGGCATGCGCTACGGCCTACGCCCTGGCGAACGTCGCGCGTTCAATGTGGAGTTCCGTCGTCGCTGGACGATGGCGCAACGCATCGCCATGCCGCCATGGGTCACGGAAGAAGACGCTGTGAATTGGGCGCTCGGCGGGCGGACAGATGACAAGCAAGCCGTCGCGGCGGTCGAAGAAAAGTATAAGGGCCTTCCCCTGCCCCGCGAGGAAGTGAAGCCGCCGCAGCGACGTGCGGAGCCGTATCAGCCGCGCCGCGAAGAAGAGCTACCGAAGATTTTTAATGAGGATCACGAAGAGGAAACCCGCCTCTCTGTTCCTGGCCGCGTGTTCTTGAGCCGGGCGGAAATCGCCAATGCGCGCAAGAAGGATGACACGCTGCCGGTCGTCACGGATGAGACCGAGATCGACTTCGACAAGAAGCTGTCGGAACAAAATCCGGTTGTCGCTGACAAGTTGCGCAAACTGCTGAAAGAGCACAATGCCTTCGGCATCTACAACAAGCGTGGGCGCTCGATCTATATTCGAGGCGAACAGCGCCGCTATGTCGGCGGGTATACGCCGCCTTATGAACCTAAACTTGTCAGCCACAACTCTTCCGAACGCTCGCGCCAGGCGATAGCGTTGGAAGGCGCCATCATGCGCGCGGTGCAGAATTGGGAGGATGACGCCTATGACATAGGCTACCGCGTCGCCTATGCAAAAGCGGAGGGACTCACGAAAGAGGCATTCGCCGAGCAAGAGATTGAGGAGATCACGAGCCGCGCATGGGGGCACGAAGAGTTAGAGGACGGAACATCAGTCTCTTTGATGCCTGAAGAGAATAAGGAGAGCATTCGCAAGATCGTTGATCTGGCGTGGGATCGCGTCTCTATCGACCACGAAACGGCCTACGGATCGTCGGTCTTCGACTCTCTGGCCAATGAACTCGGCACGCTCGGCGCCATTCAAGCGCTTGCGGATGAAGGTATTGTTGCGGGACGTTTCCGGTCTCAAGGGACGGATGTCGGCCAATCCGTCGTCGTCTTCGGCCAAGAGTTCACCGGCCATGACGCTGCGCGGACTCGCTGGGGCTGGTTCATGTCGCTCGCGGGCGCTGAAGATGGCGCCACTGTCAGCGGCGGCGCGGCGCGTTTTGGCACGGATGAAGAGATTGCTTCGCTTGTCGATCTGGTGATGGCGGGCGCGAGCGCCAAGCAAGTCTTCGATCACCCTGTCTATCAGCGGATCGTCGCGCACGATGAGGCGGCGGTGTCCACCCTGCCCGCCGATTTCACGGAAGAGCAGCTTGCGGCGCGCGTCTATGTAGAAGGTCGCAACGCCGCGCAAGTCATCGACACGGCCAAGCGCGCCTTCGAGCAAGCCGCTGGCGGCATGACCGCCTATGATCGCAAGGCGACGCTGGTGTTCGGCATTCCCGGCGCGGGCAAGTCCACCTTCTCGAAGTCCATCGCGGCGACCCGTCAGGCGGCGCTCGTCGATAGCGATGTCATTCTGGAGCAAATCCCCGAATACGAGAACGGCTATAACTCCAGCGCCGTGCGTCGCGAAGCGTCGTTCCTGCGCGATGTCGCTCTGGCGGAAATGATCGCCAGCGGCCAGAACCTTGTGATCGAGCGGATCGGCGACACTGACGAGCAGGCGCTTGGCCATATCCAAGAGCTTCGCGCGGCGGGCTACCAGATCGAAGTCGTGCATGTGGCTATCGGTCAAGACGAAGCCGTGCGTCGCGGCGCGCTCCGCTTCGTCGAGACAGGCCGCTATGTGTTGCCGCGCGTCTATGACAAGGCGGGCGACAATACGGGCAAGGTTTTCTCCCGCACCATTGAAAACATTCCTCTCGATGGGTATATAGAGATCAATGCCGAAACTCCCCGGAACCAAGCGCAAGTCATCCGGTCGCAAGGAAGCCAAGACCTCCTTGCCGGATTGGCACCCCGACTGGCGTCCCCCGCCGGAAGCCCTGGCGCGCGCACGCGCGGTCGTGGACCGGCAGCGCCAGACGAACTCTTCCAGTCCGCCGACGACGGCCTCCGTCCCGCAGGCGCCCTCTTCCGACAAATCGTGGGAGGAGATAATCGCGGAGGAACTGCGGAGTCAGGAAGCGCTCGACAGCCAGCGCCCAAACTAGAGCCGATCTCCCGCCCGCCGACGCAGGCGGACGGCACGGTCGTTCTGACACACTACAGCGTCCGGCCCGATCTGACCCAGACTGACCCGGCCTATCATGGCGCCGGTTTGTCCCGTCGTAGCGCCGACAATCAGCGGGGCGCTATCCCGCGCACTTATTTCGGCATCGGCGTCGGCATGCCCGGCGGCTATGTGAAAGAGTATGGTCTCGGCGAGCACGTCTACCAGACACAAGTGCCGCTCTCGCGTCTCTATGATGCGAAGGCCGATCCTGACGGCATCGTTCGCGCCGTGAATGAAGAGTTTGCCGGTCAGCCTGGCCCTGTCCGCTTCACCGAATGGGAGAAGCGGATCAAGGCGGCAGGCTATATGGGCTATTGGGTCAACATGCAGGCGATCCAGCCGTCGATGGGGATTGTCGCGGCGGTGTTCCGGGCGATCCCCGTGGCGCGGATCGGAGACGTGCAGGAGCTTTATCAGTCGAGTTCGCTGCCGCTCATGAGCGACGAGCAGCGTAAGCAGCTTGAGGCCGAAGGCTTCGATACCAGCCGTATCTTTTGGCGCGTTAGCAACGTCAGCGACGGACCGATTCGAGTAAGCACGCGCGGATTGATGGGAAATGGCGTCTATGTTTGGACGAAACGAACTGCCGTCAATAAAATTAAGAACAATACACGACTAAACGCCGTCGTTGTTCGTGGCGAACTGCCTATCATCGCAACGCAGCAAGAAGCCAAGCAAGCAATCGCCAATGGCGCGGCAGGCTATATTCTCGACGACACCTACAAAATGCCAATGGCGGTGATTGTTGATCCTGAAAACATCCGTGTTGTGGCGAGTGTGGGGAGCGATGGGGTAGATGAACTCTATCAAGATCAGCGTCGCCCCTCTCTTGAGGAGTTCCGTGACGCGCTGATCGCCGATCTGCGCAACGAGCGCGCTGTCTATTCCTCTGACGACGATGCGGCGATTGAGGAACAAGAGCGGCTGCAAGCACTTCGCCGCTGGTTTGAGGCGCGCGGCGTCAACCTCCAAGCCGACAAAGACGATCTGCGCCGTCAGATCGAGGCGGTTGTCCAGCGTGAGAAGAATAACCCGCTGGCGACGCCGCCGGACATCGCCGCGCAATGGTTCGGCTTCGAGGATGGCGAGGCGCTGCTGAAGGCGGTGAGCGGCCTGCCCTCTCGTGAGCGCGCCATTGAAGAGCGCATGACGGCGATGGTCGAGGCCGAGATCGGCGATCCGTTCTCGGATGGACGCATCGTCGAAGAGGCGCGTCTCGCCGCTCACCTTGAAGTGCAAGCGCGCCGCCTTGAGATCGAACTTGCCGCCCTGCAACAGGCGACGGGCGGTCGCGCCAAGCCGGTGGCGCAAGCGGCGAAAGCCTTCGCCGAACGCCAGATCGGCATGATGACCGTCAAGCAGGTGCGGGGCTATGATGCTTTCCTCGCCGCCGAGCGACGCTCTGCGAAGGCCGCGCAAGAGCGGTTCCGTGCGGGCGATCTCGACGGCGCCGCGCTGATGAAGCAGCGCCAGCTTGTGAACTTCCATATGTACCGCCTCGCCCGTCAGGCGGCGGAGGAAATGGATCGCACGCAGGACTACTTCAAGAAGTTCGACCGTCCGACCATCCGCGCCAAGATCGCGACGCCGCATCTGGATCAGATCGACCAGGCGCTCGAAAGCATCGACATCCGCAAATCGCCGCCGTTCTCGGAGCGCCGCCGTCAAGGCTTCCTTGCATGGGTGCAGTCCATGAAGGATGCAGGCCGCGAGCATGAGATCGACGTTGATCCGCAATTTATGGAGCAAATCTCGCGCCGTCCGTTCAACACGTTGACCCTGTTGGAAGCGCGCGGTCTGCGGGACGCGATCAAGAACTTCGAGCACATCGGCAAACGCTTCAACGAAGTCATGGTGGCGCGACGCAAGCGCGAATACAACGAGCTTGTTCGTGAGCTTGTCACGGCCATCGACAAGAACGATCCGATCATCAAGGATCAGATCAAGGGCGAGAGCGAGAGCTTCTTCGAGAAGATGAACGATCTGCGCCTGAAGGCGCACGCCGAGCATACGAAGATGGAGTTTCTGTTCCGGCTGCTCGACGGCCTCAAGGATAATGGCATTGTCTGGCGCACGCTCTTCTTCCCCCTCGCGCGGGCGGAAGATGAAGAGCAAGTCATGCGCAATGCGTCGGCGGAGCGCATCGGCGCTATCTTCGGCGTCTATACCAACAGCGAGCGCGCCGCGATGTTCGGCAAGCGGGTGCTGGTGAACGAAGTCGCCACACGCATGACAAAGGCCGAAATGCTGGCCGTGGCGCTGAATTGGGGCAACGAAGGCAATCGTCTGGCGCTACTGGAGGGCCATGGCTGGAACCCCTCGCAAGTCGAAGCGGTGCTCTCGCGTCTCGACAAGCGCGATTGGGATACGGTGCAAGCGATCTGGGACTGGATCGGCGAATACAAGCCCGCGTCATTCGCGTTGCAAGAGCGACTGACGGGCGTCCGCCCCGCCGAGGTCGAACCCCTCCCCGTCTCGACGAAGTTCGGCGTCTATCGCGGCGGCTACTATCCGCTGCGCTATGATCCGCGCCGCAGCGAGAAGACCTTCAAGCGCGAAGAGAAGGTGAAGACGCTGGAGGAGTTCGGCTCCAACTGGATCAAGCCGCAGACCAAGAAGGGCCACTTGATCGAGCGCACGAAATCTGGCGGCCAGCGCGTGCGTCTCGATATGGGGGTGCTCACCGAGCATGTCGAGAATGTCATTCACGACATCACGCACCGGGAAGCGATCATCACGACGCTGCGTCTTATCGAAGACCCGCGCTTGGCGGAAGCGATCAAGGGCGTGGTCGGCGTGCAAATGTATCGCGTGATCCGTCCGTGGCTCTCGCACATCGCCGCCGATCAGCGCCAACCCGCTGGCGCCATCGAGCGTATCTTCTTGCGCGCACGCATGGGCGCCCAGGTCGTCAATATGGGCTGGAAGATCACGACCGCGATTGTGCAGCCGCTCGGCCTACTGAACTCGGTGCCGCGTGTCGGCGCCGCCGAGATCGCAACCGAGGCGACCAAGTTCCTTGGCAATCCCTTCGCCATGAAAAACGCCATCGACTTCATCTTCGCCCGCTCGACGATGATGAAGAACCGGATGGATACGTTTGACCGCGATGTGCGTGAAGCGCTCGCGCGGCTTCGTGGTCGCGCCGAAGGCGATGTGGTCCCGGTCGGCATTCGTCAGTCGATGTTCTGGCTGACCGGCGTTCTCGACATGAGCGTTGCAGCGCCGACATGGCTGGCGGCCTACAAGAAGGCGATGAAGGGCAAGGTCGACAACATCAAGGCCGACGACGAGCAGGCCGCTATCGCCCACGCGGACAGCATTGTGCGGATGACGCAAGGCGCGGGCGGTGTGAAAGACCTCGCCGAGATCACGGGCCGCTCATCGCAACTGATGAAGCTGTTCACGATGTTCTATTCCTACATGAGCAACCTCTACAATCAGCTTTATGTGGAGCAGGCGCCGGGCGTGCGGGGCAAGCAGATCAGCAAGGCGGCCTTTATCGGCAACCTCTTCTTCCTGTGGCTGGCGCCCGCCTATGTCGCCATGTTGCTGCAAGGCCGTGGCGACAAGGACGACGACGAGACGGTGGAGGAAATGCTCTGGCGTCAGGGTAAGGAGGTCGGCGCATACCCGCTCCAGACCATCGTCGGCGTGCGTGATGTCGTGGCGGCGACCTCCAGCGGCTATGGCTACGAAATCAGCCCGGTCACGGATGTCGGCGTGACGACGGTCGGCGCGCTCTCCAAGGCGGGAGAAGCGGCCTTTGAGGGCGTGACCGGCGAAGATGGCGGCGTGGATGAGCATGAGCTTCGCGCGCTGATGAAGGATACGACCATGGCGACCAGCTATTGGCTGGGCGCTCCTGGCCGTCAGTTGTGGACAAGCGGCTCTTATACGTCGGACGTTCTCACAGGCCGCGAGGAGACCCCATGGGAAGACCCGGAGGCTTTCTGGAATGAGGGCCTGTTGAGGGACGCCAACGACCCGACCCGGTAAACGCCCCGTGTCAGAAAGTCAGCCGATAATACGGCATGACTATTTCCTCCACGAGCATCACCGCCGGGCCGTATTCGACCAATGGCGCGACGACGACTTTCAGCTTCGCGTTCAAGGTGGAGACCTACGGAGAGGTCGCCGCCGAAGACCAGCTAGAAGTTGTTCTCATCACCACTTCAACCGGCGCGCAAACGGTGTTGGCGCGTGGCGTCGCGGCTGGCCAGTATGGCGTGACGTTAAACCCGGATCAGGACGCCAGCCCCGGCGGCGAGATCACAACTGTCACGACCTACGCGGCAGGCTACACGATCTATATTCGTCTCGCGCCGGTCTTCAAGCAGGCGACCGATCTTGAGAACCAAGCGGCCTATTACGCCGAGGTCGTCGAAGATCAGTTCGACAACACGACGCGCCAAGTCCTAGAGCTTTATGACCGCATGCGGCGCGCGCCGTACCTCGGCGTGCAAGCCGGGCCGTCCTTCACCGGCAAGATGACCGGCCCGATTTCGCCCGGCTATGTGCCGATGATTAACTCTGATGAGAGCGGCTGGGAGCTTGGCGTCCCCTCTTCCGGCGCCGCGATCTCGGAGGCGATGGCGCCGGTCGTCACGTCCTCGACTGTTCTGGCGGGATTGGCGGAGCTTGGCTTCTACGAGACGCGCACGGCGGCGGCAGCGGATACGATTCCTTCGACGCTGACCTTTATTCGCGTGGCGAGCTACGCTGCGATAGGAGACGGCGGCGGCGCGAAATATCGACGATCCGCTTCCGCGCCGTCACATGGCGCTTATTTCCAGAGCGCGGACGGCGCTTACTGGATTCTTGACGAGGCCATCGTCAATATCCGCATGCTCGGCGCCAAGGGCGACCTCACGCAAAACGATACGCCAGCCATTCAGGCGGCCATCGACTATGCAGCGGGCGGCGTTGTCTTCGCCCCGGTTGGCCAATATCGCATGGACTCCGGCGTCTCCAGCACGCTGCCGATGCACGTTCGCGGCGTCGGCAACGGCGCCGGTCCCGGCGGCGCCGCGCAAGCCAACTCGAATGTTACGCAGTTCATCGCGTACTTCTCTTCAGGCGACGTGTTCGCCTGCACGTCGAACTACCCGTGTATCTTCGAGAACTTTCAGATCAATACGGCGGTCGCCAATCGCCCGCGCTCATCGGGCGCTGGCATCCATGTTTCCGGTCCCTCCTCCCCGGCCTCAACAAATGCGAACACAAAGATTCGCACGGTCGGCATGACCAACCAGTATGATTGCGTTCGTTTCACCCGCACAAGCATGCCGGAGGTCAGCAGTTGCTATTTTGACGGTTGGGTTCGCGCGGGAGTTTACGCCGAAACTACCGCTGGCATCGAGGGTGGTCTCGGAAACATCAAGGCCAACTATTTCTTCGGCACGTCCGGCTCAACGTCTCAACAGGCGTGCGTGCTTACGTTGGTTGGGTACGGATATATCAACAACAATTTGCTGCTTGGCGCTTCGTATGGCGTGCAACTGGCCGTCACCGCGCATGCCGCCGGATCGCTGCATATCTTCGATAACTTCATCGAGAACCAGGGCACGACCGGCGTGCTGCTCGGATCGGTGGATGGCAACACGGCGGCAATGGTGAAAATCCATCGCAACGCCTTCTCGAATGTCGATTTCCTAACCTCTTATACCGCGTCTATTGTCGCCAGTGATTACAGTTCCGGCACCGACTGGCTCGACGATCTGGACATTTCGCATAACGTCCACCGCCACAACATGAGCGTGAACCATCGTTATGTGTGGGTGCTCTCTGGCCGGACGGTTCTGATCTCGAATGAGCAATTCGAGAACCTTGGCGCTGGCGCATCAACCATCGGCGTCGATCTTTCGACTTTTGCGAGCGCAGCCCTAAAGGCGCCCGCCATCGTTTCCGACTGTCAGTTCCGTGGCACGTTTGCGACGAAGTATGCATTGACGAGCGTCACCGAATTGCACGAGTCGCAGGGCCTCACCTATGCGCAAGTGTCAGCCCTTGCTCCAGCAAACGGCTCACGCGTCTATGTGACGGACGGCAATCTGAGTGCGGCGGCGTTTGCCGGTAGTTCGACGGGGTGTTTCGCCGAACGTATCAATGACGCGTGGATCGCAGCGGGGTTCGGCCAAGTCCTTCCGGTCGCGCGCGGCGGCACGGGTAGCTCTGTCGGCCAGCAGTTCAAGAAGCAAGTCTTTACGGCGGGCGGCACGTTCACCACGAGCGCCGGGATCAACACGTCCACCGTGTTCAAAGTGACCGTCACGGGCGCTGGCGGCGGCGGCGAAGGCGGCGCGACGGGCAACGTGACCGGATCAGGCGGCGGCGCAGGCGGCACTGCTATCAAGTGGTATACCGGCCTCTCCGCTTCGACAGGCTACACCGTGACGGTAGGAACCGCAGGCACGGCAGGCACGGCGGGTGGCGGCAATGGCGGCAATGGCGGCGCCAGCAGCTTTGCCGGGCCTGGCACGACAATCACCGGCAACGGCGGAACGGGCGGCGGCGGCAACGGCGACGTGCTCGGCCCGGCGGGCGGCTCGGGGTCCAATGGCGACATCAACATCAGCGGCGGGAACGGCGCCAGCGGGATGGATGGGGCGTCCACATGGCGCAAGGGCGGCGAAGGCGGCACCTCCATGTGGGGCGGCGGAGGTCGTGGCGGTGTTAGCTCCAACGGCGCCAGCGCTGACGGCACGGCTGGCGTCCCCTATGGCAGCGGCGGCGGCGGCGGCGGCGCGGGCGCGGCGAACCAGTCTGCGGGCGCTGCGGGTGCGGGCGGCGTCGTCATCGTCGAGTGGATCGAATAGCCCAACCCCGCCTGCTCTGGGCTGGGTGTAGGCTTTGGCCATGGTCAAGCACGCCGCCCCTAAAGGTTCAGCCGTGAAGCGCGAACACCATCCCGCCTATATCGTGTATCAGCATGTGCGGGAATTGATCGGCGCTTTCGTCACCAAGGGCTGGCGGCATGCTTTCCCATGGGGGATGATCTTCGTGATCCTCCTCGCCTACCTCAAGGAAGTCATGGTCGGGGGCGTCGATCTGAAGCCCTTCTATGATCTTGCATGGCTGGTCGTGTTGGCCTTCGCGTGGCGCGGCGGCATCGACAAAGGCGGGCTCGCCGCTCTTGCCGATACGGTCATTCAACGGCGCATGGGCGGCGCGTCGGCGTCGGGGGTCGTCGGGTGATCGTCATTACGCCCAGCGCATGGGTGATGATCGTCTGTATGGCCGCCATCCTCGCGGCGTGGTGGTTCCTGACCGAGCTTGAACACAGGTGAAGCGCCGTGCGGTTAGAGATCATCGCCATCGTCGCGGTCGTCGCCTGCGGGGGCTTCCTCGAATACAGGCGAGTGTGCGCCTCGCTCAAAGACGCACGCGCCGAACTCGTCACGACGAAAGGTCTGCTTGACCAGGCGATCAAGGACAAGCACGCCACGGAAATAGGTCTGGCGCGCGCTGAGAGCCGCAAGGAGAGCGTTCGTGAAGTCGTCCGCACCGTCACCCTTCCGCCTGTATCTGTCGATTGCAGGAACGATCCTGCCGTCCTTGCTGCTTACGACCTCATTGGTCGCATGCGCGACGCCGCGCGCCACGGCGCCGATCCCGCCCCGGATACCGCAAAGCCTGCTCGACCCCTGCCCTGACCCGATCCTGACCGGCGACGTGGCGACCGATCTGGTTCACACGGAAGAGCAGCGGCTTTGCGAGCGCGCGGACAAGGAAGGCATCAGGGTATGGCAGGACGAGCTACGTCCGACCCAGACCGAGGAGCCGCACGGTCTACGCGGCTTCCTCGGCCTGTAGCCGCCGCCCGGCCACCTTGGGGGCGCATCGGGGGGAAACCCTACGCCCTTGCGGCGGGGCCGGACGGTAGCGTCTCGGCGATCCCATGGATCAAGCCAAGAAGGACGACGGCGAGGCCCGGCCTTGTGTGTGGACGCTCGGGAGAGTGAGGCCGGTTCGCCGTGAGGGACAGCAGCGACCTCGCCGTCTAACTGGTGGTTGTGTCAAGGGCCGATGCGAGGTCTGGCAAGACCGGCAGTTGAGCCAACCGCCACCGCGCACCGATTAGTGGCTCGCGCCCCTGTTGCTGGCTAGATGGGCGATTGCTCGCCGGTTGTCAACCGCCACGTCATCGGCGGGGTCGTCTTTCCGCTCTTTGGCGCCCTGCCCACGCGCGCCACCACGCCATCCTTGACCAACTGATAGAGCAGCGACGAGACATGCCACGGGAAACGGCCAGTCCGTTCGGCCAGTTGCAAGGTGTTCAACGGCCCTTCGTGCAGCGCCTCCAGCAATTCAGGCGCCCCCCGGCGGTCGGCGCCGCGTCGGTACTGAAACTTCGCCCGGCGGACATAGGGCGCTTTCTGGCGAATGGCTGGCTGGCTCATGCGACCTCTTGTGCTTTCAGGGCTTCCTTGATCTGTGTGACCGCGTAGCGCGTCAAGCCTGTTCGGGCGGCGGTCATACGGATGCTGACCCCGGAACGGAGCATGCGGCCAGCCAGCGCCTCCGGCCCGTCGCCGGTTCGGGCGGGCTGCTCGAAGATGGCCGTGGGCGGCTGGAGTTCGCGGGCGCCGGGGTCGGCTCCGGCTGACAGCCCGGCCACGCCAGCCATCGCCGCCGCCAGGGTGGCCGAGCCGCGCCCGCCATAGCCCTGAAAATCGACCACGCCTTCGGGCAGGGTCGCCGGGACCGGCGGCTTGGCGGCCACATGCTCTTCGGTATCGACCACGGCCCACATCAGGAACGGGTCGATAAGGGTGGACATGGTGAAGAAGGCCAGCAGGAAGTAGCTTTCAAGTCCGGCCAGATCGGTGCGGGAGACGCTGACGGCGTGGTGGGCGGAGTAGCCCGACCATGCGCCGAAGAGGAGGAGGGCGCCGCCCCAGACGAATGTCGAGAAGCGGCGACCGCGCGCCATTCGCAACTGGTGGCTGGCGTTCAACATCATGCCGCAAGCGAAGAGCGAGACGAAAGCGCTCGGCGCGGACGTGGCGCTCCAGCCCCATGCGCCGAAGGCGCCGAGGAACAGCGCCCAGCCGACGATGACGCGGCGGACCCAATGGTTCGGGCGGGCGGGAAGGGTGGCCATGAAAGACGGATGCCCGGCTCGCGTTAAGAAGTCGTTATCATTTGCGTCGCATAGTGAGTGTGCGCCGGAGCGGGTCGGCCTCTCAACCCCCTCTCGTTCTTGCCTTGGGGCTTCACCGTTTCCGGCGCGACCTCACCCTTCAATAGCGAACCTTGACCGCCCGGCCTCCCGCCGGGCGGTTCTTTTTTCGCCACCTTGTCTTGCGTAGCGGAGTGGATCAGGCGTCGATCCAGTCCGGCTTTGTCATCGCGGCGCCGTTCTCGCCCCAATAGCCGCCATAGGCTTGAACCGACCAGTCATGGCAGTTGATGACGAGCACGCCGCCGTCGCCGTGCGAATAGGCTTCCAGCGTCGCCGCCTCGAAGTCATCCGGCAGCGGATAGGCGCCGAGCGAAAGATTGCCGGGGATGCGCTCGTGCATGACGCCAAAGAGGCGGGCGGTCGCATACGAAACATCGTCCGTCCTGTCGCCCATGCGCTCGCGCAACGCGGCGATGATCTGGTGGGCCTTGTCGCCAGACCAGTGGCCATAGACGGCGCAAGGTCCGTATTCTCCTTGCTTGTTCTTCACGATGAACAGAACACGTTCTCCCATGTCGGGTCTCCTTTGGTTGAGTTAAGCCGCGACGCGAAAGCCGTCGCGCTCCAAGCCGTCGATGATGTCGGCGACGTAGCGGGTCTCGCACGGAATGCCGCCAGCCCACATGAGGCCGGGGTCATATCGAAGGTGGCGATCCGCCCAATCCTGGGCGTCGTCCGTGCAGAAGAAGAGCACGCAGAGCGAGGGATCGCGCTGGACGACGACCTCCGGTGCGGGCGGGAAAGGGCGGGGGCGGGTCATGATTGGTCTCCATTCTCGGCGAGATCGAGCGCCGCCAGCGTCTCGGCGAGAAAACTGACATAACCGGGCGCGGCGGGGTCGGTGGCGTAGCCGTTGTCGCTGGCGAATTGGCGCCATTGCGCGAGCGCGGCATACAGGGCGGGCGAAGCGTCACGCATCCAGCGTGCTTGCCGCGCCTCGATGGCCTCACGATGTCGTTCGATGGCTTCGAGGATTACGCTCAACACATAGTCGATCTGCGCGTTTCGCAGATGCGGGCGCATCACGGCCAAGATCGCGTCGATGCGCGCCGCCGAATAGTTATTGTCTTTGATCTCTGTCGCCTTTCCGTACCAGTTAGTTTTGCCGCTCGGGCGCCAGATCGTCAGAGCGAGCGCGGCGCCATGATCGTTATTGTCGAGCGGTTCGGCACGGACGCGACAGACCTTGCCGTCGCTGAAGCGAATATTGGTGTAGTAGCCATAGCGGTTAAAATAGACTGGCTTGGTGATTTCGGCTGTAAGCATGTATGCCTCCTGCGTCATAGTGTATAGCACACTGCTCAACATTCCACAACAACAAAAAGCCCGGCGGTGAGGCCGGGCTTCTCGTCAGTCGGTGGAGATCGCTTACGCCGCCTTCAGCTTCGCCATTTCGTCGGCGAGAACCCAGAGCGCCTGATTGATGCGACGGTCTTGGTCGATGGACTGGACCGGGCGGGTCGAGCGGTAGGACACGCGGTTATTGATGTCGCGCGTTTCGTAGGGAATGCCGCCGCGCACGATGTTCTCCTGCACGCGATTGAACGTCGTCCAGAGATCGGCGGAGCGGTCGCCAATACGGCGCGTGCGGAGCAGGCGATCCGGGTCCGGGGCGCCTTGGTTTTCGTCGAAGCGCAGCGCAGACGCAGCGCGGGCAAAGGCCGTTTCTTCCGGCGCGGAGAGCATGATCGACTGCATCGTCATCGCGCGGTCGATGGCCATGGGCGCGTCATTGAGCACGCGATAGGCGCCTTCGATGACTTGGCCCATGACATCGCCCTTGTGCGGGACGCGGACGCCCTCGACGGTTTGCTCCGGCACCGTGAGACCGTTGAGGCACACGAGGCGGAAGATGCCCGCCGCCATCGCGTAGGCGGACGTGCCGTCATGCGAGTTAAGCAGCGTGACTTCGGGGATCAGATCGCCGACCTGGCGGGCGGCGACTTCGTGCGTGATCGGACGCAGGCGGATCAAGTGCTTGGTGAAGCCGCGCTTGTCGGCAGACTTCGAGCCGCCCTGACGGACCTCCATGGGCACAAGACCGGCGTTGCGCAGGCCGCCGAGAAGATCGCGGGTCGGGATATAGGTGTAGCGCTCGGAGCGGCTTTCGTGGCGGCTCTCGGCGAAGACGCTCGGCGCACGCGCCGCGATCTCGTCGTCGGAGAGACCTTGCGAAGTCACGGCGCGCAGGATGACGCCGCCGCGACCGAACCGGGTTTCGCGAGATTGGAACATTCAAGCCTCCTTCGTTGCTGGCGTAGGTTGTATAGCATGACGCTAAACACATTGCAACAGGCAAAGAAAAAGCCCCGCCGGGTGAGGGCGGGGCTGGAGTGGAGGGGTCTCACGAAGCGGCTTTTGTTCGACGGTCTTGACCGAAGAGCTTGCCGATCTTGCCGGTGCTTTCGCCGTTTGCGATGGCCTTGTTACGGGCTCGCGTCTCGGCGCCTTTCTGCGCGGCGAGCTTTCGCTTCTCGCGCAACGCATCAGCTTCCGCCGCCAACCGCATCGCTTCACGCTCTGCGGGGGTGATCGGCGTCGCCATCCTGAAGCGCGGGGTCTGCATCACAAGGATGTTGATGACGACCGCCGCGACCGCCGCCCAGAAATCGAAGCGCGCTTTCGTCGGCGGCTCGATGTCGGCTTGCGCATAGATGCGCTCCTGTTCGCCGTAGTCGTAGCTGTCCGCTTTCTTGAGCGCGAGTTGATAGGCTGGGGAGCCTTCGGGGTTCTCGGCGGAAGGGGCGTAGACCTCCCATCGCTTCAGTTGTTCCCCGTACTCGATGGCGCATGCCAGGTTCCAGATCGGGCCGTGAGGCACGAAGAGGAGGGCGAGAGCCACGACCTTCATGGCGAACACTTGCTTGCGAACTTGCGGGCGTTCGTCGTCTTGCTTGGTCGCCGCCGCCCACATGCCTACGAAGGAGAGGACGGCGCACGCCAGCGAGATCGCTACGTCTTGAACGGCGGCGAGGGGAAGGCCAAGGAGCTTGTCAGCTTGCGTCGCCGTGGCGAACACATACCAACCGCCTCGGCTTTCGATGGCCGCGATCATCAGGATCGTAAGAAGGGCGACGCCAACACGTTGAACGGTGACGCCGACCGGCGTTTGAGATTTCGTTTCTGTCATTCGGGTTCCTTCCGAATGCGGCCCGGCGACTGCGAGGCGGACCTAGAATGTCAAAGAGCGTCCCGGCGCAGCCACCGGGACGGTCTTGTTAGCACAGCGCTCAACAAAACGCAAGCGGTTTTTAGCCGAGCCCTTTCGGGATCGGCTGCGACGCCTTGCGCACCGGCATCTGGTCAACCCCAGAGCCCCGCTTCGGCGCCCCGATGATGTCGGGCACGCCGACGCCCGATTCCATGAGCGCGTAGCGGAGGTTCTTGATCGGGGTCTCGGTGATGTACGAGTTCCATGCGAAGGCAATCGCCGTCATGGCGAAGTCTTTCTGGATGCCGCCCTTGCGGCGCTGGGCGAAGGCCAGCAGTTCGTTACGCAAGACAAGCCGCGCGTCGCCCGCCGTCAGCCCCTCGCCGAGCGTCACGCCGTCCACGAACGCAAACATTTGCGGCGCGTAGTTTTGCGTCGCGGTGGCGAGGAAGATCACCGACCCAATGGCGCCGGGGGAGACGACGCCGCGCGCGCGCAAGGCTTGGCGCGTGACATCCTGCAACCGCTCGTGTTTGGCGACGAACGCCTCCAATTCGGGATTGCTCACAGCGCGCCGCAGCCCGCCAGGCCCGCCCCGCAGATAGATCACGGCGGCGCGCGCAATGGACGCAAGGTTGCTGGCGTTGGGATAGCCCTTGATATGGAAGACATCGCCCGCCGTGCGGGCCGCGCCCGTGTCGATGGTGACAAAGACATCCTCGTCCATGCCTTCGATGAGTTCGACTTCGATGGGAAGATCGGCCTCGACGACGGCGTTCAGGCGATGTTGGCCGTCGAGCAGGCGACCGCTCTTGCCGACGATAATGGTCGAGCCGTTATAGACCCAGCGCCCCTCGCGGATGTCGGCGGCGTAGCGCGCGACGAGGTTCTTGCGGACGTTCCGGTTGACGGGATTGTTGGCGAGCAGATCGCGCGCCAATTCGGGGGTGATCGTGGTACGCATCAGTCCCTTTTCCTTTCCTTGCGCGGGCGTAGGGTTCCATCGAAACCGCGCGTCATGTCTTTGCTGAAACCGCGTGACTTGATCTTCTTGACCTTGCCTGACGCGGCTCTCTTCAATTTTCCTGTCTCACCGCGAAGACGTTTCACCTTGGCGATCTTGCCTTGGTCGATCTTGGTCTTCTTGGCGTGACACGCCTCGCACATGAGTTGATCGGGCAGGGCGCCGGTCCAGACGAAGGGGGTGGAATGCTCTTCGTGGAACGGCCCCGTCGAGCCGCACCCCTTGACGCAACACACGCCTTGCTGCTCTGCGAGCAGGGCGGCGCGCGCGCGCTTCGAGAGGCGGCGGCGTTTCAGCTATTCTCCACGGCCCAATCGGGCATGCGCGTCGGATCGGCGGCAGGCGATGGCGCATCCGCCGCCATCTTGCGCAGGCTGTCTTCTTCCTCCATTTCCCGGCGGATGTTGTAGATCGTCTGCTGCGAGCAGTTGAATTGCTGCGCGAGTTTCGTCGTGCTGTGCCCTGGCTGACGCAGCGCCGCCTTGATTTGCTCACGCACATGCGGCGGCAACCCGCGCCCCTGATAGGGAAGGGGCTTTTCCGCGTCGGGGCTTTCGCCGCTTTCCGCCGCCATGCGCTCCTTCGCGAGGCGCACGAGGATTTGCTTCTGCGTCGAGTAGGTGATGCCGAAGCGCTGGAAAATCTTTCCCGAACCGTACCCCGCCTCGTCCATACGGAACACTTCCTCTTGGACCCAGCGCGGCGCCTGCTGGCCGCGCGTGCTCGTCCATTTGCGTTCGGCGGGCGGGATGTCGGGATCGCCGTTCCAGCCATCGGCCTGCACGGGAGCCGACGCGGGCTTCGGCAGGAATGGTTGCACCGCCGCCTGCTGTCGCTCTTCTTCCTCCTTGGCCAGGCGCTCGACCTCGGAGACCGCGCGATCCTCGATATTGAGCCGCAGGCTACGCATGGCTTCCTCCCAGAGGGGAAGGGCCTCGATAGGCGTGGCGTCCATCGCTGCGACCAGCGCGTCTTCGCTGACGCCCAAATTGCGCATCACGAGGAACCTCGCGACGACTTCTTTCGTATTCATAGTCCTTGCCTCCTTCACGCGCCTATTTGCCCAGCGCGTCGTCCATGAGTTCCTTGGCGCGGTTAACGATGTCGGGGTGCCAGCCCGCCAGCAGGAGCCGCGCCGCTTCGTCAAGGCGCTCCTGATTGGCTTTCTTGCCCGCCCAATTAGAGAGCGCGCGAAGGGTGTTGCGACGTTGCAGTTCTCGCAGTGGATCGAGGGGAGACGGCGCGGCGGTCGCCCGGTCTGCCTTGTGGCGTTCAACCTCGCGCGGCAGCGGACGCGCCACCGCCTGCGGTCGAGGCGGGCTTTGCGGTCGCGGCGCGTTTGCGGCAGCGTTGACGGCGGGTCGATATTTCGGGTCTTCTTGGCGCCTTGTCGCGCCGAGTTCTCGCAATGTACGGCGCACGTCCGACAAAGTGTTGGCGTTCGCACGCCAATCCGAAGGAGTGCATGCGTAGAAGTAACGCCGATCTTGGCCGCGAAAGGATAGCTTGACTGACAAATGCCCGCCGTTGCGGTGGCCCTCAAAGGCGAGCGTAACGCCAGGCCAGTCTTCGATTTCTCGTTCCAGCGTCTCTTCTAGCTCTCGCCGACGTTTTGCGCTGGACACGTCATCCGCCTCCCGATCCGTCTTTTGTTGTCCGCCGCTGTGCTTGTCGCCATTGCGTTCGGCGGTTTCAGCAATGGTCGCGCCGAGTTCTCGCAGCGCCTTCCTCGCGTCGCGTGCAACGTAGTGGAAAGCGTTGCGATCTCCCACTGTGTCAGAGTAGAAAACCTTTCGGCTCTGATCGCCGAAAGTCAGCAGCGCAAAAGGTCGCTGACCATTCCGGTCGAAAGCGATAGAGACCGCCTCATACTTGGCGACCTCGCGCTCAATAGCCTCTTTCATTTCCCGTTGTCGCGTCGCAGAACTCATGGCCTCTCCGCCTCTCCGTCGCCCTAGATAAGCGTTTGCATATCGCGGCGCAAGCCCAGCCGCGCCCACGCCGCCTCATCTTCGATTTCCCCAAGCGTGATCGCCCGGTCTACCTCGTGCATCGACACCCGGAAAAGCCGCGCCGCCGTGTGCCGGTCGAGCCCTTGCTTGACCATGCGGACGGCCAGCGCCACGGCCTCGGCGCGGCGCATGGGAGACGAAGCCATAATGACGCCTCCATCCTGTGGTGGGTGAGGGCGCGGATCGAGAACGCAGGCGCCATCTGTCAGCCCCAAACGTCCCGCGTTCTGCGGAATGACCCGCGCCCTCGGCTGGTTCATGGCGGTGAGTTCCCCGCCATGATGTCGTTGACCTCTTTCGTCAGATCGTCCTTGTTGATGCTCGGCAGTATGCGGGTCAGGATCACCTGTTCCGCTCGCTGGTAGAACTGGTCGAAGGCTGCTTGATCCATCTTGGCGAAGGCGATGGAGCCAGGAACGATCATGGTCCGTCCATCCGGCAGCTTCACCGTCTCGCCAAGGCCGCACGCACACTTCATCGCCGCCGCGAACGTCTCCATGGTGGGGTAGAGGTCTTGATGCGGGAAGACCGCGTTGAGCAGGGCGAAGTATTTCCGATGGTGGTTGATGTTGCGAGGCTGCGAGATCACCGCCTTCACAACCACGCCATGCGGGATCGTGGCGAGGGCTTCCTCGCTCTCGCGATCTGCGGCGCGCAGCGCGCCAAGATGGCGCTTGAGGAAGACGGTCGTCGCCATCAGGCCGGGTTCGCCTCCAGCAGCGTGGCCATGCGCAATTCGATCTTGGCCTTGAGTGCGAGCGCGTCGGATTTGCTCTCGGCCCAGAATTGTTGCAGCGCCGCCGCGTTCGTGCGCGTGAAGAAATCGAGTTCGTCGGGCGTGCCCAGCTTTGCAATGTGATCCATGACGCGATCCGCGAACCGCCCCCACGGCACCAGTTCGTTCGGCTCGCCGACATTCCACGACACCAGCGCGCCAGGCCCGCCGACACGCGCGGATCGCTCTTCGGCGCGGTACTTCTCCACAACCTCGAAGGCGCCGTCGATGACAATGGCGCGATCCATTTCCTCTTCGCCATACAGCCCCGAGAAGTGCGCGGGCCAGCCGCGCCGCAGCGCTTGCGCCTCGGCGCACTTGGCGATCATCACCCGCGCCATGCGCTGCCAGTTCGGCGCCAATTTCTTCTTGCCGGTGGGCCGTCGTCTGCCGGTCTCGTCTTCGGCCCACACGTCTTCGATGGCGCAATACTCATCCCAATAGGCTTCACCCGCCACGGGAAACCATGTTCCAGACACCGCATCCCGCCGCCACACGATGACCTCCGCGCGAACAATGCCAAGCGGGTTTGTCACGGGGTCTTTCAGGGCCTCGTCATATTCGATCTTCGGAGAGGTCTCGGAAGGGCGATAGTCGCCCATGCGATCCGCAATCGCCCGCAGTCCATCTATCGTGTAGATGATGGACATTTTCCGCTTGGTGTTGTCGTTCTTGTTGAAGACGACGGCGGTGATCTGGCGGCGGATCGGGTCAAGCCCGGCGCTCAACGCCGCCGCCATGAACAGATCGAACTCTTCGCCGTTCGTGTCCTTGGCCACCGTCCGCTTGATGAGATCAAGCTGGTTGGCGGTGAAGGAGACGGGCGGACGGGGCGGCGCGGGCGGGAGCGTTACTTCAGACATCAGCGTCTCCGAATGGTCAGCGTCTCGCCGCCATTGTCGAGCATGGCGCCTTCGATCTCGACACGCTCTTCCGGCGGCTTCCGTTCTTCCGCCAGCAGGGCGTCTTTCAACGCCTTCTTGTCAAGAACAGGATCGGGCTGTTTCCAGAAACGGGCGGGGATCGCCGCCTCGTTCGTCGTCTGGAGTTGTCGCGCCTTCTTGCCGAGCGAGATCGTCGCAGAAGGGCGCTCGATCTTCGTCGTCTCCAGCAACCGCAGCGCTTGTCCGATCACCGTGCGACGGGTTTCCTGCCGCTTCTGGACGCGCGCCTGGCGCGCTTCCAGCGTGTCGATCATGTGTTGGAGGCCGGTGATGAGGCCAGCGTCTTCAAGATCGCCCGCCAGCAAACCATCCACCATGTCCATGATCCCGGTCTCGCCCTCGGCCATGTCGAGAAGGAGGTCTCCATCCTCGCCATGGCCGAGATCGGCCAGTGTCTTCTTCAAGGCGGCGACCGCCTCAAACTCACGGGCCAGCGTGGACATCAGGCGCGACCCGACGACGGCGTTTCGGACAGCTTGCGGAGCAGTTCCACAACTTGCTCCCCGGCCTTCGCCTCCTTCACGTCGTCCTTGGTCTTGGACGCGATGGCTTCCTCGGCGACATATGCCTTCATGCGCCGCGAGTCCGCCAGAAACTCGACCAATGGCGCCGAGAAGATCGGGCGGCCCGTACGCTCGCTGAATTGCGCCGCCGCCGCCCGCGAACCGCTGGTCGAAGTCCACCCGACAACGCAGTCGATCATGTCGCAGGCGTGCGTGTTGGTCACGTCTTCAAGCGACAGGGGCGCCAGAGCGGGCGTCACATAGCGGCGGAAGACCATCACGCCGCCGGGCGGCCAGCGCCCAAGCCAGAGCGACGGCTTCGGCATGACCAGATCGCCAGGCTCGAAAGTTTCCTTGGCGTCGAGCGCTGCGCATCCTTCACGCAGGAGCGCGATGGCCTCATCCGCCGTCGTGTTGTCTTCAGCCGGATCGGGGAGGCCGTCTGTCGGATCGCCGCCAGTCATCGCCGCGAGCGCTTTCTTCAGCGGCTCCGGCATATCGTCGTCGCCGCCGAACACTACATTGATGCCCATGAGAGTTCCTTTCTGTATGGGTCAGGGAAACTTGAACGGTTGCCAGACGTAGTTCATCCACGGCTGGGGTTTAGGTTGTGGCGGCGGCCTGTTGGATGGCTCCGGGGCTGGCGCCGTCAGGGAGAGCAGGGGGTCGGCGTCACGCTTGGCCTGATCGAGCGCGATCTCCATGACCTCTGGCGGCACCCCGCGCGTGCGGAAGTACGCGAGCGTGTTCGCCCAGATCATCTTCGCCGCGTGCTCGGACGTATAGGTCAACCGATCCGCCAGCTTCACGCTGTCGGCGAAGTCCTTTTGGAACTCCGCATCGCTGGGCCGTTCGCGCTGCATCAGCCGCGTCCCCCGGATTTGCGTTCTATCTCGTCTTCTTCAACGGCGGCGGCGTAGGCTTCCGCGTAAACCTTGGACGCATTCAGAAACTCTTCCGCCGCCTGAAGGGCGCCGACCAGCGCGCGTCCTTTGGCGATCAGCTTTGGCGTCAGCTTGGCGTCGGCCACGGCGCTCGGCGCATTGAGCGCGTCATTGTAGCATTTCGCCATGAGCGCGTAGGTGTCCGGCTTTCCGACTTCGAGGAGCGCCATCGCCGCATTTATCATCGCCTTGTCGCACTCACGAGAAACGAGAGTCACGGCCAGTTTGCCGATGACCTCGCGAAATGGCTTCATCCCTGACATCGCGTCGCTCCGAGTTCCACATCGCCAAGATGGGCGTTTGCGCATCGACCGTCAAGGCTCGCCTGACGCGCGATTGCTCATTTTCTCGACAATCGGTAGAGTGATTCGCGCATGACAGCCGCGACGAAAGACCTGACGCCGAGAGACGCCATCCGCCGCTTACAGCGGATCGACGTGACGGCGAAGGAGTGGTGCGAGCGCGCCGAGGTCAGCGTCTCCACATGGCAGCGCTGGCAACGCGGGGCGCATGAACCGCGAGCCTCGACGCGGCGTGTCCTGGCGATGGCGCTGTGCGCCATGGAAAGGGAAAGGGGCAGGGATGATTGAGGGATGGCTCACTGACATAGAGGCGTGGATGGAGGGCGGCGGGGTGGCGATCCTCGCGTTCGGGGGGTGGCTGCTGATGATCGCGATGATGGTCGCGCGCCTCCTTTACCAGACGTTCGTTCACCCGCTCGACCCGCCGGAGGATCACTATGGCCGCCGTCGCGACTGGTAAGCGGCTCACCCTGTCGGGGTGGGAGCGGTGCTGTCTGATCGGCGTCTACTTCAACGACAAGGCCAGCAGCCGTGAGACCTTGATCGCGGAGGCCGCGCTCCGACGTAAGGGGCTGCTCACGCCAGAGCGGGCGCTGACGCCGCGTGGCAAGCAGATCGCCGAGAAACTGATCGACAAGATGGATAGGAGGCTTTTTCAGCCGTGGAATGGGTCGGGCACTACATCCTGAAGGGGCGTGAGCCCGTGGCCGTGTCCCTAGAAGAGTGGATGCGGTGGTGGCCCGACGCCGACCGCGTGGTGGCGCGAACTCGACTGGCGAGCGGCGTGACTGTTTCGACGGTGTTTCTCGCCCTTGACCCTAACTTCCATGGCGATGGACCGCCCCTCTTGTTTGAGACGATGGTCTTCGATGCGCCTAGCGATCCCTCGCGCCCGTTCGGCGAAGATAGGCTCTGCCGTCGCTATCCGACATGGGCGGACGCCGAGATCGGCCATATGGAAGTGTGTGAAATGCTGGAGCCTGACTTTCTATTCACAGGCCGCGCACAACATTGAGGGCGCCGCCGCCGCCTTTCATTTGACGCGAATCGAGAAGCCGGAAAACTGAAGCGGCCCCGGAGAAGGAACCTCCGAGGCCGCTTCCGCGACGAGCGGGGACGCATCAAATCGCAACGCCAGTCTGGTGAGGAGCCCGGCGTGAACCAAGTATATAGGGCGCTTCGCCCTTCCGATACAAGTCCTTGTGTGCGCCGCCGCGCCGCACCGCCCGCAGCCCGCCGGGAACCCGGCGCCGCCGGGATCGCCGCCTATTCTGCCGTGATGTTCTCGGCGTCAGCGGCATCGCTTTACATAATAAACATTACGCGAGTCGACGCATGCTGACGCCGCCGCACGACCTCGCCGCCGAGCAAGCCGTGCTCGGCGCCCTGCTCTTCGACAACCAGTTGCTCGACGCCATGCCGTTGCTCGTCGGCGACTGCTTCTATGAGCCGGTTCACCAACGCATCTTCAGCGCGACGGTGCGTCTCATTCGCGCCGGTCGCATTGCGGACGCCGTGACATTGCGGGCGATGGCGGCGCGAGATGGCGCGCTCGAAGAGATCGGCGGCGCGCAATATCTGTTGAGGCTGCTCGAAGGCGCGGCGCGCTTGCGCACGCAAGCCATCGACTATGCACACTTGTTGATCGACTTGCGCGCGCGCCGCGAGATCGCCGTCGCTCTCAATGAAGCGGTTGGCATGCTCTCGCAAACGTCCGCGATTTCGGCGAGCGATCTATTGTCTGGGCTCGAAGCGAGCCTGCGCAAGATCGCGGTGAGCGGCGAGTCGAGCGGCGTGACGCTCGAAGAGGCGGCGCAAAACCTCATCGCCAACATGAGCGATCCGGCGCGACGCGGCATGCGAACCAGCTTCGACGTGCTCAATCGTCGCCTTGGCGGCTTCTTCCCTGGCGAACTGATCCTGATTGCCGGACGCCCGTCCATGGGGAAGACGGCCCTCGCCACAAACATCGCCCGCAACCTCGCCGCTGAAGGCAAGCGCGGTCACTTCGCCAGTTACGAAATGAGCGCCGAGAGCATCGCCGCACGGTCGCTCTCGGCGGCGTCATTCGCCGATGAACAAAGGCGTTTCGACTATGCCTCGCTCCGGCGCTCCTTCGAGGGTCCGAGCGTTGACGTGTCCATGCTGCGGGCGATGGCGCGCGATCTGCCCACGTCCCTTCTCATCGACTCCACGGCGGCGCAGACGGTGGCGCAACTCGACGCCTCGATCCGCAACACGCGTCGCCGCCTCGGCGGCATCGACTATGTGGTGGTGGACTATCTGCAACTCATGCGTTCGCCTGTGCGCGGCGGACGTGTCGAACAGATGACCGAAGTCAGCCAGGGCCTCAAGGCGCTCGGCATGACCTACAATGTGCCGGTCTTCGCGTTGTCGCAATTATCACGGTCGAACGAGTCGCGTGAGGACAAACGCCCCCAACTCCACGACCTCCGCGAGAGCGGATCGCTGGAACAGGACGCCGACGTGGTGCTCGGCGTTTATCGCGAGGCGTACTATCTGAAGCGCGCCCAGCCCATGCGCGCCAACTTCAAGAGCGAGTCAGAGTTCAATCTCGCCGACATCGAATGGAGCGACAAGCTGCGCGCCGTCGAGCGGATTCTTGAAGTCTCGACCCTCAAGCAACGCAACGGCGACGTGGGCACGGATACACTCGACTTTTGGGCGAAATACGATGTCGCCGCTGACGCGGTGCGGAGGTAGCAATGGACGGCGCACGGTACTCGATCTTTGCGGCGCGCGCGGTCTTCGACGCACGGCTCACGAATACCGCCAAGATCGTGCTCGCCGCCCTTGGCACCTACACGGACAAAGAAGGCTGGTGCCATCCGAGCCAGGCCACGCTCGCCGCGCGTCTGGGCATTGGGCGCCCTGCTGTCTCGGCCTCGATCAATATGCTGGTGGACTGCGGCTACGTCATGGTTCGCGCGCGCACGGCGTCAGGGCGCGGCAAGATCGGCAATGAGTACCGGGTCGTTACCGACCTCCCGAACGCCAGCGAACGTCCAATGTCGTCCTCGGACGACAACGGCAAAACACCCGATGTCGCTCCAGAAAGACAACGGAAGGGCCGCAAGGGAAATAGGGCCGTCGCCAAGCCGATGTCGTCCCAGAACGACAATGGGCCGATGTCGTCCCAGAACGACATGCCGATGTCGTCCCAGAACGACATCGTATATACGGATGAACGACCCCAGACTCTTGGGGGAAAGCCGAAGGGCGATTTGTTCGGGGAGCCCGCCCCTTCACCGGCCCCTCGCAAGCCGCGAGCGCCAGCATACCCGGAAGACTTCGAGGCGTTCTGGCGCACCTGGCCGAAGAACCGACGCGAGCGATCCGACAAGCGCACGGCGATGCGGCGATGGGCGGACGCACGCATGCGCTGGGATGCGAGCCTGCTGATGCGCGCCGCCGAGAACTACCTCTCGAAGCCGGACACGCGGAAGGAGGACTGGCGCTACTGCTGCCTTGCCGAAGTGTTCCTCAACGGCAAGCTGGAGGCGGCGGTCGAGGCTGTCGAAGATCAGGCGCCGGAGCGCGAAGAGCCCGACGACGGCAATGGCCGCTACCGGGCGGCGTGCATGCTGCGGCTGAAGCATGGGCGTTGGCTCGCGAGCGGGCCGCAGGCAGATGAAATCCCGCATGTCGTGCAGCGGGAGTATCCTCAACTCTTCTCGCAAGGAGGTCTGCAATGAGCTACGCCGCGCGCAACACCGCGAAGGTATCCCCGAAGCACCGCGAGATTGATCCTGACGACGCGCGCTTCTGGCGTGAGCAGAGCGAACGCGAACCGCTGGACGAACGCATCGAATTGCTGAAAGAGGAATGCGGCAATGGCGCGCTCGCGTTCGCGCTGCGGGCCGCACTGGAGAAGCACGCGGGATGATCTGCGACGACGCGCTCAATGACCCGGAGCGCCGCATGGCGACGGCCTATTGCGGTCAGTGTCGGGTTTTCTTTTACGTCGAATGCCCGGTATGCGCGCATCACGCCGCAGGGCCGCCGCCGAAGATGGACGAGCGCGCCGATGATCTTCCGTTGCTGAACTGGATCAACCAAAACCCATGACGACCGCCCCTTCCCGACGCTCGATTTTCAAGGGCCTCATGGCCGCGCCTGTTGCGGCGGCTGTGGGCTCTGATGTCGCCGCCCAGCCATGGGCTTACGGGATTGATCCGTATTATGGATCGCCATTATGGATCGCCGCTGCCGATGGCGCCGAACGTGGCGGGAGAGGCCATGAGCGCATGGCGCATGGACGCGGCTAGCGCCAACGCAGAGAAGATTGCAGAGCGTGTCGTGACTTCTGGCTACGCCGAAGTCATCGGCGAACGCGCCAAGCCTCCCGGCTCCACCGGCTCATGGGAGGCTGTATGGGATCGCATGGAGGTCGTGCAACCGTCTCTCGCGGCGAGGTGCCGTCGTCTCTCTCGATTGCGCTCTATGAGCCAGGCGGCGAAATGGGCGTACGGTTCCCCGACAGCCACGCCGACATCGCCTTGAGCGCGTGCTCATCCCAGCCGTCGATCTGATCCGCCAGAGCGGCGTCTAGTTGTGCGGCGCTGAACAGGAGATCGACGGCGTTGCCAGCGAACGCGCCTCGGTGAAAGACCCCCTCCCCGGTCCAGAAGTCACAGAACACCGAGCCGTCCGCCTGCGACATATAGGGTTTGCCGGAGAAGAACGGCTTCGTCCGGCGCATGTCTGGCGGCACGTCGAGAACCGCATCCCAGATCGCCTTCATCTTGGGGTGGATGTCATCGACGGCGTAGAGGATGCCGCGTGGCTCAATCATGGCCGCCTACCTTTACACGCTCGTTGATCTCAACAACGCCGTCCCTCTCGATGGCGTCTGGCGGCAGGCCGTTCCTCTCCCAATTCTCGATCTTCAATAGGGTCAGTTCCTTGACGGCGTACTTCATCCCTTCATAGGCGATAAGGGCTTGGCGACAGAAGTAGGCGCCGACACCGGCCACCAACGCCGCGATGGCTGCGTCTCCAGCGCGCGCCGTCGCATTGTGCGCCACAAGATAGATGCCCATGAGCAGAGCGCCAGCGGCGTAACCTGTCAGCAGCATTCCAGTGACGCTCGCGAGGCGCTGACGGAAGGCGATGGAGTGGCCGTTGACCCTAATCATCATAAAGGCGTCAGGCGCGATTTTCATGGTGCTTCCCTTCCTAGAAGTAGTCGATGCGGCGCGCACTGCCGCCTTCCTTGACGCGCCACCACCTATGCCAGGCGATGGTCATGGCGGCATCTAAGATCATCCGAACGACGATGTAGATGGCGCAAAGCGTGAAGGCGAGCGCCGATGATCCGTCAAGGGAAGCAAGCTGGCCGTTGGAGAATTGCTTGTCCGCCGCGCGCCAGAGGCCGGGGATGAAGTCGATGGCGAATGCGCAGCCCAACATGACGCCCCAGATCAGGCGATACCATGCGGCGTCTTCCGTGATCTTCGGGATCATGAGATCACCGCCTTCTCCGTCACGATCTCTCCCTCGATAGGTGCGCGCATTGGCACGCCGTTCGGGCTAAGGCGCGGCGTGAGCCCGCCGCCCTCGGTGCCGACGTACTGGATGCCTGTGTGGTGATCGGTGTAGAGGCGCAGGCCAGAGCGGGCGCCTTTCGGGTCATCCGTGGTGTCGCGAGGCGCGAGCGAACGAACCGCCGCAACGGCGACCGCCGATAAGGTCCACACGCCCCAGAAAAGAAGCGTGAGGAGAACGACGATCTTAAGGAACAAGAACATACCCTCTCCCATGTCACCGCTCCTCATGTGCAAATGGCGTGATGAGCACGACGATGGCGTTGAAGAGCGCGGCGGCGCCGACGATGGCGAACCACGACACGACCATATCGGCGGGCCAGATCAGCGCGATGGGGCGCGGTTGATAGACGCCGACCGCCGTCAGCGCGACCCAATGGCTCATGCAGTACGGACATGACGCCATCTTGCCGATGACGGGATGCGCGCGCCAGGCAAGGTCGCGCAGCCATTTGAACATGCTCGACTTGGTGAGCGTGAGCGTGACGGCGCAGACCGCCAGCATCAGAATGAAGAGCGCGGCGACGCCATCGCCGGAGACCAATAGTGTTTGCATGGTGTGTCTCGTGTGTCCTCTACAAGTGACGGTTACTGGTCGGCGGCGCGGGCGGCGTACCAGTCGGAACTGCTCGCTCGACGAGAGGTTTTTTGGCCATTTACAAAAAAATAGAACCCTCCGTAGTTGCATGATTTTACGCCGCACTTGCAGCGCACATCAGGCGGTTCCGGTTTTTCCTCAACCGAACGCAGCGCTTCAACGGCGCGCGCGGCTTCGGTCGCCGCCGAGGTCGCCGCCTCGGCGGCTTGGGCGGTGTCCGGTTTCTTGAGGTCGCCGCCGAGCGTAACCTTCGGGTCGGTCTCGACGGTCGGCGCCTTTTTGATCTTCTTGCGGTCCTGGCTCATGGCCCCTCTCTATTGGCTCTATTGGCCCTGTCGGACAGGCGGCTTACGCCGCCTGCCTTTGACGGTCGGTGCGGTAGACGGCGCGTACGCGGCGGTCGCCGACGAGTTCAAGGATCGCGTCGCGGTGGTCGAGATCGCGGTTCTGATCTTCGACCGCCTTCAGCGCCCGCAGAATGTCGTCGCGTTGAAGGCCGCCCATGGTATTGGCCTTGAGATCGCGTTGCAGCGCAAACGAGGTCGCCTGCTGCACCACGCCCGCCACCAGCGCGCCATTGACCAAGTGACGCAGCGCAAGGGTTTCGTCGCCGTCTTCCGTCTCCACGCGGTAGAGCGCGCGCTTGGCGTGGAAGAGTTCGACGGCGGAGAACGCCGCGACATCCTCGATGTCTTCCCCGTCCGCCAGCGGCACGCCACGAAGGTTCATGGCGAAGATCGAATGGCTGGACGTGAGGTCAGGCCGCTCAATCTTGATCTTGCGGTCGATCCGTCCGTCGCGCACGATGGCCGGGTCGAGCGTGTCGGGCCGGTTGGTGGCGAGGATCGTCAGCGCGCCGGTCTCTTCGAGGCCGTCCATTTCCGTCAGAAACGCCGGAACGATGGTGCGCTCCATGTCCGAGGAAATCGACGATCCGCGACGGCCCAGCAACGAGTCGGCTTCGTCGATGAAGATGACCGCAGGCGCCCCCGTCTCTTTCTTGAAGCGTCGGGCGCGCGCAAAGAGATCGCGGATCGACGCCTCCGCCACGCCGACGAAGCGGTCAAGGAGTTCCGGCCCCTTCACATAGAGGAAGCCATCGCTCGTCCCCTTGTCAGCGTGCAGGCTCGCCAACGCCGTCGCCGCCGCCTTGCCGAGCATGGTCTTGCCGCAGCCGGGAGGGCCATAGAGCAGGATGCCCTTGGCGGGCTTCTTGCCGTAGTGTGAGAAGATCGCCGGGTTCCGATGCGGCAGTTCGACGGCCTCGATCATCGCGGCCTTGGCGTCTTGCAGCCCGCCGATGTCGTTCCACGAGACATTGGTCTCTTCGCGCACGACGTAGGCTTGCTGCTGTTTGGGCAGCTTGCGGGCGGCAATGATGTTGCCTTCGACGATCACGCGGTCGCCCGCTTCCAGCTTGAGGCCGCCGGAGAAAATGACTACCGGAGCGCCATCGCTGCGGATTTCGACGAAGCGCTTGTCGATGACGCTGGAGATCGTCTGGATGGTCCCGCCGAGATCGAAGTCGATCAGATCGACGATCTGCATGTTGAGCACAAGCACCCGCGAGCCGATCTTCAGCTTGAGGCCGTTGGCAGGCTCGACCTGGGCCATGGCCCCGCCGACGCAGACGATAGGCTTGGGTTTCAACTCGACGACGACGCCGAATGATTTCGGCGATTCAGACACGCGGTCGATGAAGTCTTGCTGTTGCGCGAGCGCTTCTTGCGCCTGCTCAAGCGCCGACTTGAGCGCTTCGACTTGCCGGAGGATTTCTGCGTCCTTGCCCATGGTGTGATCTTGTCCCTGCACACGGTCAATCCGCCGGGATCATGTATAGCGTATTGCTATCACCGCAACCCCTGTTGGGCGAATTATTTCCAGTAGCGCGGATTCCAGTATTGAGCGACGATCTCCCGCCGGGCGTCGGTTACGGCCTCGACCTCGGCATAAGCGACATGGGACAGTCCCATATACGCGCGCCAGACTTCATCTGCCGCCGGGCGGTTGGCGAAGACCCGTTCGCGTTCTTCACCCTCCGGGCTGGCGGTTCGGACGACATAGGTTGTCTCCGTCCGGCTGCGCTCCATATTGCTCATCGGCGGCATGTATAGCAGAAGGCGAACAAAGGCAATGGCCGTGGCGTCGCCGTGCGGCGGGATGTTGCGCAAATCATTGAACCGACCTATCTAATTTTGCATGACTCGCCCGAAACGCCTGACCGGCGCCCAACTGCGCAAGGAACGCGAACGTCTCGACATGACGGGCGAGGCGTTTGGCGAGTACCTTGCCGAACTGACCGGAAACCCCCGCGCCTATACGCGGGCGGAGGTCTCGAATTGGGAGACCGAGGCCCGCCCCTTCCCGGCGCATCTGGAACTGGCGCTCGTCCGCAGGCAACTCGAAGAGTGCCGGAAGAAGGCAAGGCGCTAACGTCTCCTCAATACTTTTGCGGCTAGAGTGCGCGCTCAATGGAGCGGCGCATGTTCACGATCTGGAGTAGGGAGAAGGGCTTCGGGGAGAGGTTCGTCCACCTATTCGAGGCGATGGAGAGAGCGCGAGCGTTGGCCGCCGACTGGCCCGACATCCGGTTCCACGTCATGCAGGCCCACGGTTGGGCGATGAGCACCCCCTCTGGCGCCGTTATGGTAGTAGAAGGTCGGGCTGCTTCGTTTGCCGCCTGACGGCTCCGAGGCGCGCGTGATGGTCGATCTCCCTCCGATGGATATAGGATCGCTGGTGGAGTTTTTCGTGCTCCTCGCCGGGGTGCTTGGCGTCTGGTTCACCGTCCGCAACGACATCGCCAACATGAAGGCGCGGCAGGCGGCGCAAGATTTGCTGCTGAAGCAGCACGCGGAGAAGCTGGAAATTCACGGCGCCTTTGAGCCGCGCTTGCGGCAAGTAGAAAGCCACGGCGAGAAGGTTGAGCAGATCGCCCCCCTCGCCGAGCGGATGTCGTCTTTCGAGCGACATACCCTTGAAACCCTTTCAGGCATGCGCGATCAGATGCGGGAATTGGCGCAGTCCGTGCGCGACCTGACATCGGCCTTCGTCGGCAAAGCCCGGCAGATCGGCTAGCTGGGCATGGCCAAAGACCCCCGCCTTTCCATCGGCGCGAACGGCGGGCCGCCGCTGGATGAGGCGCCCGCAAAGCCTCCGACACGGGTCATGGACCCGGCGCTTGTCCGTCTGGCGCATCTGGGCTGCAAGATGGTCGCCCTCCTCATGGAAGAACAAGACCCGGCCAAGGTGCTCATCAAGCGCCAGGGAGGCCGTGCGCTCATCACCCGCAAGGTCTGGCTCTACGCGATGCAGCGATTTGTGCCGCAATGGATGCTGGCCCAGATGACCGGCCTTGATCGCGGGACGGTCGCCCAAGATCAGCGCGATGTCGCCGTGTGGATGGAGAACAAGGGCCTGATCCGCTCGCTTGTGGAGGCGGTGATCGACGCCACCGAAGTTCTCCCGGCTTTTGTCGAAGACGGCGCCGAGTTCGTCGAGGAGTGCCTGCTTGAGCTATCGGTCAAGCGAGTGCGGGCGGCGGCGGCGCTGCTGGAGGAGAGCGCCCCGCCCCCTCCCGCCGTGGTCACGCTCATTCGTGAGGGACGGCTTACGCCGCAACGGGCGTGCGCCCTCTACGGCGTGAAGCCCGCGCAAGTCGAAAGATGGGTTAGGATGTCGGTCTGATGGCTGAAGATGCACCCTCTCCAATGGCTGCGGCCATGTTCTGGCGCCAGCAGCAGGAGCGCGCCAAGCGCCGCGACAGTCGTCCGAAGCCTGCGGCGGCTGCAAGCCAACCCTCTGGCGGTCCGGGCGGGGCGAGCGCTGCGATGGTGCGCCAAATCCGTCGCGTCAATGGTGTTGACGAGAGAAAGCCGCAGCCGCTCTCGACGGAAAATCGTTCGCGCCTGCTGGGCGCCATATGGGATTTCGAGGCCACGTCAAACGAGCCAGAGAACTCCCCCGCCCGGCGTAACGCCGTGGCGCGTTTGCGTCAGTTCGCCGAAGCGCATCCCGACAACGAACTGGCCCGTAATGCGCTGGAGTATGACCGCATCCGCCGGACGCACATGCTGCGGGACAGCAGCGGCCAAACAAAAGCGGAGCGTGATGCGACGGTGGGCGAGAACGCTCGCCTGAACTGGCTGGAAAACCGCTCCGCCGATACGCTAGAAGGCTACGCTCAACGCAATCCTGACGGCCTCCTCGCCAGCGTTGCGGGAGATCGCGGTTGGTTCGGCGACGCTAAGGAGCGTGACCGAGTGGCGCGTGGACGGCCTACGTCTGGCCTGTCGGCTACCGAGCAAGCGGCGCTTGAGCAACCCGCGCCCGACTGGCTGATGCGTGCAGCGCGCGGCAATCCCTATGGCGTTGACGCCTCGCCGCCGCCGTCGCGCGCGCCGACTGTGGACCCCAACACGCTGGAGGTCCGCCCCTCTCTGACGCGGTATGAAGACGGAAGGCCAGTCGTTGACCGGGACCGCGCTTACATGGCTCGTCGATTGTTTCGACCGAAGCCTTGATGGATATAGCGACGCGCTATACATGGGGGCTTCAGAGGAAGCCCTATGCCGAAAGACAACGACATCACCCCTCCCCTGTCTCTGATCGCTAAGACGGTCGGGACGATCATCGCCGGGGCGGTGTCTGTTCTCGCGGGACAGCAACTCCTGAACATGCGTGAAGACGCGGCGGTCATCGGCGGCTTCATGCTGCTCGGCTGCGGCTTTCTGCTCGCGCCTTACACAGCGATCAACCTCTGGCGTGAGTGGCGCTCGGAGATCGACAGCTACTCACAAGCCAATGACACTGAAGGGAACGACGACAATGAAGAAGTATAGCCTCGCCACCATGCTTGTGTCGGCTCTCGCCTTGACGGCGTGCGGAGAGTCAATCCGCTCCGGCCAGGTGGGCGTGCGCGTCAACGAAATGGGCTCGAAGGCTGGCGTGCAAGATCAGGAACTCGGCGTCGGCTTCTACTGGAGCCAGATGAACAGCTACATCGTCAAGTTCCCGACGACTGTGCGAACGGAGGTCTGGGGCAATACGGACGGCGCGGGCGGCGCTCCGCTGACCTTCACGAACAAGGATCAGATGATTACGGGCGCCGCGATCAGCCTGCAAATTCGCGTCGATCCGTCGAAAGTCAGCGAGATCGTGCAGCGCTATCGTCTCGGCTTCGAGGAAATGATTGACGGCCCGGTGCGCCGTCGCGTGCAAGACGCCCTTATTCAGGAGGGCAGCAAGTATACCTCCGAAGAACTGATGTCCGGCAGCGGCGCAAAACTTCTCGGCGAAGTGCTGGAGCGCATCCGCGCGCCGCTCGCCGAAGAGGGTATTGTGATCGAGAACATCGCCCTTGTCGGCCCGTTTGGCTTGCCGGAAAGTGTCGTTGAACAGATCAACCAGCGCGTGAAGCGTCAGCAGGAAGCCGAGTCCGAGCGCGCGCAAGTCGAGGTCATCAAGGCGCAAGCCGAGCAGGCTATCGAAGAGGCCCGTGGCCGGGCCATGGCCATGGAGATCGAAGGACGCGCGCTGGCGGCCAACCCTGGCGTCTTGAGGATGCGGGAGATAGAGGCTTCCACCGGGCAATGCCCGCTCGGCGCGCAAATCTGCGTCATCGGCGCCAACTTGCCGGTTATGGAACGACAGTAATAAGGCAGGAAGGAACGAGAGCGTGAGCGATATGCCTGAGAGCCGGGAAGCTGGCGAGGCCATCATCAAGATGGTCGTCGGGCACGGATTTTTCCCTGATGACCGCGGGCTTCTCGCCCTCGCCCGCCTCGGCCTCGCGGTCGCTTTTCCGAGCGAGGAAGACGTGCAGCGAATGGTGCGGGCCGCCTTCAAGGTGGCGACCGATCCAGACACGCCGGGGCCGCAGCTTCCCGTGGACACGAAGGCCGACTTCGAGGCGGTCGTCGAATGCACCATGCTCATGGTCCGCGCCGCCCTCGCCGCTCTTCAGGAAGGAACGAAGCCATGAGCGTTGATGCGTCGAAGCTGCGGGAGGGGGATGTCGTGCTGCTGCGGGCGACAGTCCGCGAGGACGGCATTGATGGCGATGGCGAGGTGACCGTTGCGATAGACGGCATTGACCGCCCCTTGAAGGTCATCGGCGTTGCGCCGTGGACAATCGTCTCCATCGAGCCCCGCCCTATCGCTGTGGGGGATCGGGTAGATTGCGCGCAAGTTGCGTGGCCTGCCCAGGTGTGGGCGCTTTCGCCTGATGGCTTGAACGCATGGATCGGCGAAGTTGGCGGCCCTCGTCACGTTGCCGTACCCCTCTCCACCCTCACCCGCGAGGAGCCCTCCGATGGCGAGTGAGCGCACAGACCTCTCAGCGCTGGTGGAAGAAGCGCGGGCGACGGCGCGCGATTATCGAAACCTCCCGCCCGGAAGGCCGCTTACAGCCGACCTCCTCGACCGCCTCGCCGACGCTCTTTCTCTATCTGCCCCCGCGGGCGGGCGGGATGCGATCATTGAGGAATGCGCGAAGCTCTGCGAGGGCGAAGTCCCGTATGAATTGCTGCGTCCGGTTTATGTTGAGGCGCGCGAAAGCCATCGCGTAATGACGAGCCGTGCGACGCAGGATTGTCACCCCGGCGATGATTTCGAGTGGCATCTGATCCGCGCGCTCGGCAAATATTTCGCCTCCTCCATCCGCGCTCTCAAGTCTGGCGATCCCACATGGAGCCCCTCCATGACAAACTTAGAGATGTCCGCGCAATGATGCGCGAGATAGAGGCCCGCCTTTCCGCGCGCCTGCAAGCAGAAGGAAACGCATAACATGACCAACGAAATCCATCCCGCGCCGACCGAGTTCACGCCGGACGAAATCGCGCAAGACGCGATCCTGCGCTACTTCCATTACGCTCACCTGCCCCCGGCGCTTCAATCGCGCTCGAAGCCGTTTTGCGATCTGGCGCGGCTGATCATCGACACCACGCCGCGCAACGCTGAGCGCACGGTCGCCCTTCGCAAGCTTCTGGAGGCGAAGGATGCGGGGGTAAGGGCTCACGTCGGATGAGCCCCGCCGCACGCGCTATTATGGAGCAACGTCCATGAGCCCCAGCAGTGGAAAGCAGATTTTCGCCTACACGCCAGCGACGCCACCAAGCGGCTATGT